CTCGTCGCTGTAGTTGTTGCCCATGCTCTGGTCACCAAAACGAACAAGAACTCCGTTCTCTTGACCGGGACCAATGGTGCTTACCACGGCAGCTTTCTTCGTGCCATGGCCTCTGGTTAACTTCGGCTTGTTTACACCAGCGAATCCTAACCTCTTTGCTTTCTCTGCAGCCTTAGACATACTACAAATATAGCAACATGTTGTGAATGTTTATTTTACTGGTAGTTCAGAAGACCTGAGGCTAATATGAGTCTCGTGAATTCCGTACTCACCCTCCGGTATAACGTGAAGGCAAATAGCTCCGTCAGGTTCAATGATGGTAATCTCATAACCCTCTGGACCCACATTCAATGTTTCGTATGTAGCATAGCTAACCCCGTCGATTAACTCGCACTCCTCAAACTCAGATTCAGCTGTGCAGAAGGTTATGTACTGAGCTACTCTGTCATCATTCCAGACAATCGGAAGCTCAATGCTTTCGTCAACTTCGATATAATACGTCATGATACTGAAACTAAAACCATATTCGACTGCTGACCTTCTACTGGGATTACTCTATTAATGGTAAGCCCATCAAACATGCTCAAATCCTCAATAGCCGTTCTTGACGCGCCCTCTAATATTAGTTCGCCTTCAGTAATGTTTGCAGCAGTGTGTCCTGTTACGTATGTCTTACCGTCCTTGACAAATGCAGCCCCATAACCAGACCTAGCTCCAGCCCCGTAAACCTTAGTGAATCCAGTGTAAGTACCATCTCTATCCCACCCAGAAGTCTTTGAGCCAGTCTCATCCCACTGGACATTGCTGTTGGCATATCCAGCTCTATACAGATATCCGTTATCGGTTACGATATGACCTGTATACCTCCCAAGACCAACAGAAACCACATCGTTCAATGTGCCACCACCAGCAATTGTTGTAATTATTGGGGTCGTTGTCGAACCCGACTTGCCTAAGCTATTGCCATTGTTGTATCCCCAGACGTAAAGACTGCCATACCCATCACCCGCTGTTGCTTCAGTAATCGCTCCACCTCCGTCAAACCCAGCTGATATGTCTATTGCATTAGTCACGCCAGTAAGCTTTGTAAGTGTTGATGTGTTACCGCTAGTTGTTCCTTGTCCAGTTCGATAACTAGCGTTGCGACCAGCCACATAAACTTCTCCGCTATCATTCATAATGATGGTGAAGTTTTCTCCCCTTTCTACTCTAGTCCAGTTTGTTGCGGTCCCTACTTTAGTCCAGCTGGTTGTGTTCGTGTTGGTTCCATTTCCGGCCTGCTGATAGTAGTTATAACCCAAGTGATAATACTCCCCGTTTTTTATTGCGGCAAACTCAAACCTACCCCCAGCAATATCCTCCCAGTCAGTATCGGTACCAAATTGAGTCCACGTTGTTTGAGTTCCATAGCTGTTGTAGCTACCACTCCTGTTAAGCATCCACAACGTTCCGTCGCCTTTTAGGGCCCAAAAGTTAAAGTAGTAATTTGAAACCACCTTATCAAAGGTGTGTGCGGTTGAACTTGTGAGTGAATACTGCTCTGGACCTAAGTCCGAATCAACGCCAACAAGGTTGTACACCCAAGTGTTTACAGCGTCCCCAAACATGTAGGTTCCAGCTCCTACGCTTCGGCCTCCAGCCGGAACGTCAAGACCTGATATAGAAGCTATGTTAGCCATTGATAATCCTGAGTATTCTGAAATGTCTGGCATGTCCGGTCATCAAATTACGCAATCTTGACATACTCTGGAGATGGGTCAAACCAAATGATGTAGTGATTCACTGACGATATGACTACAGCATTTATAACATAACCCATGTGTCGTCTGTAAACACCCGAAGTAGTTGGTGGGGCTAGAGTTAAAACGCCAGCACTAGATGGGTCCAGATAAAGGGGGTCTCCATAACTACTGCTGAATGTTCCGTTCACAGCAGACTGAGGAATCGCAACCATACCTCGGACATAAAAATTTCTGCTTCCTTGACCCCCAGTTACTGTAACAACTGTAATACCTGCAATTTGGTTTATGTTAGTAGACGAACTAGAAGCATCTAGCAAGTCTGGGGCTCCTGCCGATTGCATAGTGTGAACCTTGAAGGCTGTAACGTCGCCAGCCTTAGTAAAACCCATTAGGTCTCCTGCACTATTTCCAGATGCGCCCATGTACGGACCATTCTCTGAACCGTCATAAAACTCCCCGAACCTAACGTTTGCGTCTGGCTGATACTCTAGGTATCCCGTCACACCCAATTCCGTTCCGTCAAACCTAAGGTTTCCCTCACCGTTAATTGTATTGGCTGTACCCGAAGCCGTAAGGAGGAAGTTGTCCGTATTGTTGTTTATGGTGACACCCCCACTAGCGGAAGCCCACTCAAGGTTTACGTCTGAGCCGGAGACAGAGTTGACCTGCAGAACCTGATTAGCCGATGGCAGTCCTGCGGGGAAGAAAAGGTTCTGGTCTGCAGACGCAGACGAGTTTGCCATCAAGCAAACATAATCAGTACCTACAGCACCTGCGAACAGCTTAAGACACCCCTGCGCACCAGAAGTATCCTCAAGGATTTGCATGCCGCCAGAAAGAGAAGTTGTAGAGGCTCCGGCATCGCTTGAGAACATGCTAAAAACGTTGTCCCCTGACGAGTTTTGAAAGAAAAGCCCAGAGCTTCCTGACGCAAACGTAAAAATTCTGGTGCTGGACGTTGCGGTTAGGTTGGTTGTAGCTAGGTTACCGTCCTCTTCAGTAAGTATTTTTTTCCAAGTGGACATGGGCTGCTATTATTTAGCAACCTCCATAGCCTCGGCTGGCTGCTTTTTCTGCTCTGCTTTTTGAAGCCGTTCGAATTCCTTATCGACCTTCTCTAATAGGGCGCTTACTATTTTAGCGTCAGCGGCCTTTATAGTTTGATTTTCTACTGATGTCTTTACGATGTAAAGTTCGTTAAGCTCTAATTTCATTGTAATGATGTTTATGGTCTATTTGGACTTCAATTGATTTTGTAGCTTTTGCACTACGTCTGCCAACAAAAGTACATCCTTCCCGTCAAATTTGCAATCATGCAAAACCTTTAGGATGAATGTTAACTCTTGTTGGGTCAGGGTGTCAGTGGTAACCCCACCGACATCCCTGCCCTTACCAAGAATAGGCATTATTAATCGATATACAAGTACAGGCCTTTAGTTCCTGAACCGCCGGTATTGTAGAAAAGCGCACCAGTAGGCATGATAGCAGATGTTGGGTCAGCAGTCCCTTTAGTCAATGCCGCTACACCCATGCTCGGGTATGAAGCAGCAGCACCGTCATCCTTAAACTCCCATCCAGCAACTCCTGCGCTGCTGTCCTTCCAGAGGAAGTTCGCTCTGTTGGCTGCGGTGGACGTAGTGTCCACAATAAGACCAGATGAAGTGGCGTTGGCAGCCGATTGAGCACCATCCGCTACCAAGATTGTCTTGTCTTCAACAGTCAAAGTCTGAACATCAACTGAAGACGTTGCTCCGTTTACAACAAGGTCACCATAAATCGTAACTACTGGGTCACCGTTATTGGTTGTTGCTGCAGCAATCTTCATTACGTCTACAGCAGCGTTCGCAGTATAACCAGATGACGCTCCGGGATTTGATGCTTTGAAGAAGATGTCACCACCAACCCCAGTACCCGTACTAAGACCTGACGTGAATGTGAGGTCGCCACCACTCAAGTCAGTATCTCCAGAAGTAGCAGCATTGACACCACTCATGGATATCATAGCAAGCAAGTTCTGGTCTAAGTCCAGCGTTGGGACTGTGGTACTTCCGTCACTGGTGATGTTGTCTCCGCCAATAACGGACGTAACCGTACCAATATTGCTCGTGTATCCAAGGCCGGTGACGAAATCATAAATCTGGTCACCTGTAGCAAGAGCAGTTCCATTGTTTGCCACCGCACCCGTTACGATTGTCAGCGCTGGGGTTGACGTGCCGTCAGCAACAGTTAGCTGGTTAGTCGATGCTGAAGAAACTTCAGTGACAGTACCTGTGTTCGTTGTGTACCCAAATCCAGTAACGAATGTGTGAATCTGGTCAGCCGTAGCAAGTGCCGTACCTCCATCTGCAATAGCCGCTGTCTTAGCTCTTACCGCTCCAGTTCCGTTTGATGCAGACAGCTCGATAGTTACACCATCAACAGTAACTTCAATTTCGTTCGGGTTAGCCGTAATACCATCACCGCCAATTACATTCAGCGTGGGGTTTACTGTAGATGTTCCGGTTTGGGTCATACCCGCTCCAGCAGTAACTGACGTTACAGTACCCTCGGTGCTGCTTAAGCCACTAATCGCTGTCTGAATCGCGTCATAAACCGCGTCCTCTGAGGGAACTGTGGTGGTTACGCCATTCGTTACGGTTTGTGTAATGTCAGTCTCAAGTAAGACTCTTTTCCAATCTGCCATGATTTTTTGCTTAGAATTTCGTTGCTAAGATACAGAGTTTCAGGTTACCCCAAAATAAATATTATCATCTTCGTCGGCATACATGCCCCCCGCAAAAGCAGCTGGTGGACTAGCTACAGGGAATCGTTTAAACTCTACGACACCATCGAGGTTAACGTGACCGGTACCATTTGGTGTAAAGATAATATCCTGATTACTCGTAGAGACGATAGACTGTCCGTTGACATCTAGGTCGCCCCCTAACTGAGGAGTCGTGTCTTCAACTACGTTTTCTAATCCGGAACCGCTACCACCTACCGCAGTCCAGTTGCTTGTATTTTGCCAATCACTATCATCTACTAACTGATACTTGTCTTCAAGCCCAACAACAGATTGACGCGGACCATCGTATACGTACAACGTATCGTCGTTACACATATAAGCCAAGTATGGAGATGAGCGATTCGCCTCAGACAGACTATTCCTTTCGGATACGGTATTGAATATACCAATACCCCTAGTCTGCTGGAGAGCTAACTCAAGCAGCTTTGCTGAATCTGATGAATGCGATAAGGGGCCGTTAAACTCTGGCATATCAAGACTCCGTATTTCTTAGTAAGTAATAAGTACCTCTGAGGCCAACGTTGGCTAATGCAGTGTACAACCTCAATACATGAAATGGAATTTTATTGCTCGCAGTTCCAAATTGAATCTGCAAGTCCAGCCCTTCTTTTAGGAGCCAGAAATCGCCTGTAGTCTGTGGTGGTTCTTCTATTCGTTGCGTGTAGTTGTTTCCCCCAAAGTCCTCAAAGAAGTCTTGGTTTAAGTTTCCACCTCCAGTCAAATCCTGATAGCCACCACTACCGTCAGAGAAATAGTATGAAGGGACAAACACATATACGTAGTCGTTGACAGCTTGAGTATTTGGGACAAGCATAGAGACGCTGAGCTGAGATGTATTAGCATCTGCCAAATCTCCCGTAGACGTTATGTTTTCAGGGTAACTAGAGATTCCGTTGTTGGAAGTAACCCCATCGTACATATTCTGAAAGTCCGAGTCGCTGCTAGATGCAGTTAAAGCTGTTGAGCTCATAATCATCTTAACAGGAACTCGGTTCACCGTATATGAGGCTGTCTCAAAGTCGCAGTGTGTAGAGCTTAGCGTAGAGTATGGTCTGACATTGTCCCACACTTTAACCTTGTACGTATTCGAATCCCCAATGGCAACGTTGCCGTCGTCAATGTTGATTGTGAATAAACCTGTCCTCCCGTTAGAATCAAGAGACTCTGATGAGATGTCCGTAACGCTACCGACAAGAGAATCATTCTCATCAAGAACTGCGTAGCTATCAAGCCCTACTCCGGATGTCTCCACCTCTACCTTGAACTTCAGGTTGCTCTCTCCATTGTATAGCTGCCTGTTAGAATCCGTCTCATCACTAGATACCGTAGCTGTTGCGTTTGTGGCTCGCTGCAAGCTGATACCGTTACTATTGCTTACGTTAAGAAGCCTAGGGGGAGTGTATGATGGATTGTACGTCACCTCAGAACTGAACACCTCACCCTGTCCATTATCAGGTTCTTCAGCGCTCACCTTCCAAGTGATATGCTCGTTAGTTGGGTTCTCCGTAGCAAAGGCAAAACTGTACAGCTCACTGTGAGTATAGCTTGCGCTTGAGCCCGTGACGCCTGTCTCTGTATGAATAAGGCTAAACGAGCCAGTACCAATCTTCTTGTAAAACTTGAACGTAATAGTCGAGCCCTGAGATGTGTTAGGGTTTGTGACGGATGCTGTAACCTGAGCTGTCGCATCGGTAATGGCGGTATCGCTGTAACCGACGTTGCTTGGGTTCAGGGAGATTGATGGAGCTTGAATTGTGCCAAGCTGGACCAATGCCTCTCTAATGATATCTAACGCTGTCTTTGTCCCATCCCCAACTACAATGGTGTCATTGTGTGAGAACTTGCCGAAGTTACCCCCGTCTGGAAGGAACACGCTAATGGCCGTGTCAAGCGTCTCGTCACCGATGTCAGTAAATGATAACGCTCCACTACCGTCAGTCGTCAGGGCTTGGCCTGACGTTCCGTCTGCTGTTGGCAGGGTATAAGCTGACTCAGCTGTGTTTGTGCTAGAGCCTATGAAAAATTTACCCTCAGGAAGATTTGGGACGTCGTTGCTACGACCGCTACCATAAACCATTCCACTACCACTGGTCTCATGAGACTTGAGTACAACACCAAGGTTCTGAATAAGATTCGTTCCAGTGGGCTTCACGTTTGTGTATCCGCCAGTCTCTCCTACGTAAACGACATCACCTGCCGCAAATGCAGACGTATCTACATTCTTAATCAACCCAACTACTAGTGCCTCGCCCTCTGCTTCATCAGCGAGGGTTTCATTGAGCACAAAGGTGGCTGGCATTGCAGAGGTGGTGTCTGCTCTTGCTGCAATAACGTAAGCGAGCTGACCTGATGGGTTGGCTTCAGTAACGGCGTGAACCGGGGTACCCTTTACGAGCTCTCCTCCAGACACATTCTTAACGGTCTGAGTTACGTTGTTAGCGTCTGACGCTACGTCAGCATTGACCCAGTTAGTACCATCGTACTGAAGCACCTGTCCGCTCGTCTCTGAAGTGAGGGATACGTCGGGTATCTCCCCTAAGGCTTCTACAGTTCCTGCCGGACCCTGCTCACCCTGTGGACCTTGCGCTCCATCGGCTCCATCGGCACCAGCCAGACCCTGCGGCCCCTGCGGACCCGTAGCCCCAGCCGGACCAGCACCAATAGCACCAGACACAGAGATATTATTGGTCACCGTCGGAGTGACCGAAACGAACTTAGTTGTCGAGCCAGTCTTTACGATAGTAACTGAAATCACATCCCCTGCGACACTAGATACCTTCAGTACGTTTGGTTGGTCTACGCTTACTGGCATGGCAAATCGTTAGGCAGTTACAGATACATCCTCGTTAACTTTTAACGTGCCATAAATTAAAGTAGCAACAGTGGGAGTGGCGAGGGGGCTGCCCTCACTATCGTTCACCACCTTTTGCTCCACGTCGTATGCATAGAGTCCTGATGGCATTGTCTTCATAGTGGCGGCTGACACCGTCAAGTCAATGTACCCGGCAGTAGCGTCATCACTATCTGCTGTAACCTCCGCCTTGAACTCAGCGGAAGATTCATTTAACACAAGGTTTCCCGTATCGGTTTCTCGAACCTCAAACAGAAACACATCTGCTTCCTGAAATGCGGCAACAGGTGGAGTGTCTGCCGTAGTCAGGGTCAGCCGCAGCGAAAAGGTGTCACCCTTTCTACAGATAACATCAACGCGCTGAGCTGTATCTAGATTGATTTGTGTTGCTTTAGCCATTTCCGAAGAGCTCGTTAATTACGTCTTGATTATTTTCTGGTGCAGATGTTGGGAGTTCGCCACGCTGACCTTGTCGCTGAGAGATTAGCTTGGACTGCTCGATGGCTTGCTTTACAACACGCTCATCTTTCCTGTCCTCTTTAAGTGTTTCAATTTTCTCCCGGAACTCCTTATCGTCAGTCTTGAACCCGAGGCTTGCCTGAGCTCTAATCAGTTCAAGCTCCTTTCGCATTTGATGGAGCGAAGCGGCGACCTGAACTTCAACCTGACCCTTGAGCTGTATTTTTTGAGCTTCCATCTGAGCTTCCATTTGAAGCTTTTGCATTTCCATCTGAGCGGCAGATTGCGCAGCTTGAGCATTTGCCTGAGCTTGTAGCTGAATATTCTGTTGCTGCTGAGCTTGTAGTTCCGCCATGCGCTTCTTGCGTTTAACAGCCAGAAGTCTCTGCGCTTGGTCAATGTCCTTTAACTGACGAATAGCTATTGCGTCTTCGAGGTCGATTTCTTTTTGAGCCAGCGTAGCTTGGATGTTTTGTTCCAAGAAGACTCTGTCGTCGTCAGACATTTCTTGAGTCACCCTAATGCCAAAGTTGTACATAGGCAAGTCATCGAAAGATGAAAGCAGCTCCATGCTCTTGTCTCCTATGGCTTTAGAATAAACTCTATAGAGAACAGAGTCAGATGGAATTACTTGTAAGCACTTAACAATGTCTTCGCAAACTCTCCTATACAGTACGATGCTTGCATTCGTGATGTCGTAAAGCGCGTTGTTTCCAGCGGCAATAGCCTGCTGCTGGACTCCTACAAGAGCATCACCCTTTGGTGTGCTTGCATCCATAACCTCGTTGATTCCAGTAGCATCGCGAATCATTCTAAGGTAGTGGTTGTACAGGTTGATGTACTCGTTGATATTCCTGATGCTGTTCTCAATTGAACGAATCGGAGGGTTCTGAAACCCGCCTTCAACATTCTTGCTCCTGTAGTAGAACACACCGGTCTGCTCATAGATATCTTGAATCTGCAGTGGTTGAAGCTCCCCGCCTCTCCCAAGCTGAACATTCTCCAAGCCTTCGATGTCAACCAAGATACCGTCAGGCTTAGCCTTAGCAACGGCCTGTTGTATCTTGAGGTGGGTAAGCTGAAGCTGGTCGGCAAAACCAATAACACCACCAACAATAGACTTTGGCTGCATCTTCCTCAAGTTCGTGCATGACACACTATAGGAAAGCCTAGCCTTGGTTAGGTCATGAATATTCTTTGGGATGTTCTTCTTAATCCCATAGTTGTAGACCATGTCAGTCCCGTAGATGTAGCTACCGCCATACACAGTCTGATTCTCCATCTTGTGTGGCTGCCGGTCATACACCGAGCTGTTGGGCATCTTGTAGTCATTCCCTTTAAAGTAGAACCCGCTGTTGCCAAACTGAGATTCTTTACTCTCATAGTAGACACAGTCAACGGATAGGAATTCAAAATCCATAATGTCGATGAGGTAATCATCGTACCCGTAAGTGTAACGCCTAGAGTTTCTGTCGTATGACCTGTTATGAAAAGCTGAGGAGTCGTTGTAATTCTTGTGCATTACGGTCTTCCCTAGGTTTTCGTACTGCTCTTCTGTGAGCTGACTACCCGCCTGACGCTTCAGTTCTTGAATGCTGACTCTCTTAATGTGTGCACCGTATACGATATCCGACATGTTCGGGTCATCAGTATAGCTATGCAAAAAGAAAGCCGGGTCAATGTACTTCGTGGTGATTCCGTAATTGGGGTCATTCTCCCTCTTCACTACAGACATTCCGCAGACTACCAAATCCTCTACAGCTCTTCGGTATACGTTCTGGTCGAACTCGTTCCAATCTAGAGTGAGAGCTGTTCCCAGCTGAGCGGCAATCTCAGCGTTAGTCTTCATGTTTTGGTCCATGAAAATCTCCGCCTCCTCAGTTGTGTCAGGAAGAATTGACGGGTCAATCATTGGCTGAAGACCCATAGCCTTTGCTTCCATAAGCAAGTCTTTATCCATGATGGACGACTCTACTTCTGCAATAGCTCTGTCTTTTTCACTTTTACTTACGGGGTCGATAGCCTCGACAGCCGGATACGGTTTTCTGGAAAGGATGCGATTTACCACAACCTTAACGAACTTAGGTACGATTGGGACTGGGCTCCAGTCCAGATTCAGTAAACTCCCGTCACCATTGTTGGGGTCAAGTGAATTCAGAATCTGCTTGTACACAGATGTGTCTTGCGTTCCGTTAGCGTAGTCACGATTCTTTTCGAAATCGTACATACGTCTACGAAACAAAGAAGTCTGGTCTTCTCCGTGACCCCACTGCGACTCAATGGATTTTGCAAACTTGAGTCCGTAAGCTTTACCCGCCTTTTCTTCTGGTGACGCAAAGGGGTCTGGGAAATTCCCGTACTTGTTATTTTTACTCCCTTGGGTCATTGATTATTCTTTGGGGCTCAAGTGCAAATATAATCATCCAAGGCCAGCGGGATTATAGCTTATATCTTCGGAAGAAAGTCTTCTCCTCAAAGTTGGTTGGTGGTTTCTTCGGCTTTACTTTTTGAGCGGCCAACAACGCAAGTCCGGAGCTTATCGACAAGTCAAACTTTGTACGCTTGTCAATCTTAAATCCAATCCAGTCTTCTAGCGTTCTGTTGAAGTACATCTTTCCTCCGTCGCCACCCTCGTTGAAACCAACGTGGTTGTGTATATAGTCTTCGATGGCCGAGGCGTGAGCCTGTATCACATCTTGGGAATTAGAAGGAATCCCTTTAGTCTTAACATTCACCGAGCTATTTGCTGCACGAAGATGCTCCGGCCTGTCCATGACATATCCGTCGTAACCTCTTGATTCAAAGTATCTTACGATTCCGTATTTGTTGTTTTCTATTAGGAGTGGGTATCCGTAAAAGACTGCGGCCATTAGCACATCCTCGTAGAATATCTTAGCCATCGGAGGTCGGCTGGCATACTCAGCAACAAACATGTTACTGGCATCAGACAAGTTAAACTTGTTGTATATATGGCAGGCGCCTTTAGACCCACGACTATCCACTGTGGCATCAAGGTCATAAGAGTCAACACCTCCACAGCCCATGTGAGTGTTTGGCGGTACGTACTTCCCTCTCTCTGTTCGCAACACACTACGCTCGTCCTTATCAGGCATCCAACACACGTACCATCTACCCCGAGTGTCAGGATGGAATATAACCTTACTGTCCTTAACACCGCCCTGCCATTGGAAATTACCTCTGACTACGGGGTTCGGGTACAAAGAATCGTTATGCTCAATCTGCTCGTAAATCTTTCCGATGTTGAATAGCGAGCCTTCTACGCTATCCCTGAATGCTTCATCCGTTGTGAATGGGAATTGCCGAATTAACTCGTTCAACTCCTTGGCATCATGCTTCAGTGACTCCCTCTCATTCTTCAAAAACGTCTTAGCACCGAAGGCCATTGTGTCGCCCTCTAGTGTTTCTATTGGTGAGTCAGGGTCGTTAACGATGGGATTACCGTACTTATTAAAGAAACCCTCAAGAGATTCGTAGGCGGGAATGAACAGCCTATACAGGCCAGACGCAGTTCTGCCATTGGCGTTACGCTTGGCTGGGTCGGAGTCAGCCCACAACTGTTTGTACTCTTCACCTCCCTTATCCATAGGATTGACGGTACTACCGACAAGAGCCTTACCTACAATACGACGGCCAACAATAAGACAGGTTCGCTCAATTCTCCAAGCTTCGCGAATATCAGAAGGCTTCTCCCATTTACCAGCTTCATCAAGGTAGAGCATGTGTAGCTTCTCACCGTCGTAAGCATTGTTTGTAGTGTTCTTCCAGTTGAGTACTGTGTTGAGCGCGTCACCGACGGAAGATGTCTTGTTACTCTTGGTAATTCGCTTGGATGGTTCGCGGAAAGCCAGCTCCATGCGTGGGTTAGTTGTACCATCTTGAATCGGTTTAAAGAAGAATGGGTAGTGCCTAAACATAGACACCGCCTTCTTCATGAAGATATTCTCCTGAGCATCTTTACCAGTCTTCGACTGAATGCCAAGAAGTTTGTCTTTAACCTGAGTAGCCTCGTCAACAAGAACAGAAGAACAGATATTAGTGTACCCAGAGCGGCGACACTTAGTATAAAGCTGACCGATACAACGAGGGTCAACTTCGCACGCAGCCATGTGGAGAAAGATTTCACGCTGAAAGGAAAGGTACGAAGGGTATCCAATATCAATTTTGGTCCACTGTAATAGCATATAGTGCCGCCCGGTAATGTACGTAGGTGTACCCTGATTGTAAAACCAAAAACCTTCACGACGCCTTCTAAACTCCTCTTCGACATATGAATGAAATCTCTCTCGAAACTCCTTCGGTGCCTCTGCCCACTCGTCCATACTTCTAATCCGGGACAACTCCTTTGGCATAGGTGTCCTTTCCCACACCTGCATACCTGCCTCCAGACCTTCACCTTTGATTCCTTTCTTGGGTAGTTGGGGAAGAGCAATGTGAATCCCACCAAGTTCGATAATGTCTCCGACTGTACCGTTGGGACATATCTTGATAACCTTGTCATCGTATCCTTTAACATCGAGTAAAGCATCCATCATAAAACTTGACCATACCGAGTACTTCTGAAGCTCGGCATACCAACCTTAGTATTCTTGGGTGTCATATAGTCGCCGCACTTATTACATTTAATATCGTGTCTGACATTCCCGTCAATCACTTTAATTGATACGCTGTGACCCTCTTGTTCGAGGTCACATTTGGAGCAGATGAACTTTGCCATGACTATCTACCTTGACCAGTGTACCCTTTCTTGTACAGCTTGGATGCTTTGCATTTAGACACTTTCGTTTTTGCATGTACCCCTTTACGTCTCACCTTGTGCTTCTTGGCGTAGAGGCTGATTTGCTGCTTAGCCATTTTATTTACTTTGAGTATTTCTCAGCGAATCCCCCGCTGTAGTCTTTCTGTTCTTGAATGCCGTTATCAGACTGCAGGTCTTTAACCATTTGCTCCAAACGTTGTCGCTCCACCAGAAGCTCCTTGCAGTCCACCGCCGTCTGCTTGATGGATTGAAGTTCAGCTTTTCTAGCAGAGCCACCAGCTTCAGGGTCAACAGGTCTTTTAACTTCATCAATCATATTGTTTATAGCAATCTCCATAGATACCATCAATCTCTTGGCCGCTTCTACTGTAGTGAATTTATGCTGTCTTGACATAACTGATATCCTCTAGTCTCATCCTGTAAACAATAGACTCGTCATCCAGCTTCATCTTGTAGTCTGAGTCTTTGTCAAATCCGACAACATCCCCAACCTTTACACCTTGATTCATTAGCTGTTGATGTGGCATGAAGACCACAGCCTCTCTATCATCGCGCTCCTTTACTTTAAGGTCGATGATAATCCCAGAAGGCGTTACTTCTTCTTCAACCTTCTCTTCAACTGGTTGTACGAACACCCATTCCGACAACATATGAAGCACCCCTTCTGAGTCCCTGTGCGCAATAGCATGAGAGCCGCGAGGGTTCTCTTCATCGTACACAACAAGGTAGTTGTCGTCACCGAGCGATAGCGTCTTGTTCTGGGTAACATGGTGATGGAAGAATAGTAGGTCTCCCTCTCTCACTCCTGTCTCAATAACATGAGGAGCAGACACAACGCGCCCATAACAAATGCGATGGTTAAACTCGTCGAATCGTGAATCAAGGAAAATCTCTTTGTCACCGAGCTTGACTGTATCCTCAGTCTTCTTCGGTACGTTTACGATAAAGTGCCGTAAAGCTTTCATTCAAAGTTGCAATCGTATTCAATTAGAATCGGCTGGTTCTCAACCGTCTTCCAAATATACGTTGAATCTTCGTCCTCTAGGTAAACGTGGTATCTTCTTACGTTGTACTTGTACAGTGCGGCGTCATCTTCTTTGATTGCTGAGACCCTTCCTTTTCCTGCCTTCATCCCAATGTAATATGCCATCGCGTCCTTCGGGTTTGGCCCGATGACAATCTTTCTAATAATGTTCATCTCTTTTAGTTTAATGAGAACTGAGTCAGAAAATCCTCTGGACCTTCGTCGTCTAGGTCTGTAAATGCTTTCACTTGCAAATGCATAAACTCGGAGAATTCTTCTACGTCCCTGCAGTTGTGACCATAGGCCAAGCTCCAGTTGTTTACGTCTTCGCTCTCCTCTTCGAGCACCCCAAAAGCCGCAGTGTATACTAGGTCTCCAGAGTGTCTGTATTTATTTACGACCTCGTCGATTTGTTGCATGAGGTCTTGGACCTCAGTGAACATAGCTTTCTTTAGTACGTCATCCATAACCTAAAGTTACGGATTATGGAGCAGGCATAACTTGAACCGCTGAAACTGTAGAGCTTGAAGTTGTCAGGTTTGCATTAACAAGCCAGTCTGTAGAATCCACGGCCAAAACCTCTACCACGTCACCTACGTTGCCTCCTTTGCTTGATGCGTCAGGGTCTAACTGAATTGCGTTTATGCTTTGGTCTTTTGCCTGAGTCTGCACTCTAGACTGACCCGTAGCAGTATTCGAGGTGACAACAGCCTTGCCATAAACGTAATCACCTGATGCTGCAATAATTTGAGTTCTCCCAGTACCCGTCACGCTCTTAATGATAAACTTAAACACGACTCCGGGATTGGCAGATGGCAATGTAATATCCAAACCAGAGCTTGCATCCACAAGATACGTGTTGCCAGAGTCAGCTGCGGTCAGAGTTGTATCTACACTAATAGTGTTGATTGTTTCGTCTCCGCGTCCAATCGTAATTGTATTACCAGTACGACTGTATGCCAAACCATCTGTAGCTGCAAACGTAACTGTAGTGCTAGAAGAGTCAGCCGCCGTGATAGTAATGGCTGGCGCTGCGCTGCCTGAGAGTGTTGTTGTTACCGTCTCGTTAGAGGGGAACGACCTGTACTCCACCGCCTTTGTGGAAGAGTTCCACACCAATGCATTTCCGCTGGAGCTAGAACCAGTGACGCTATCAATCTGAAGCGTAGCAGCCTTAACCGTTGTCGTGGAAAGTGACAGTGCAGATGAGTTTCCTACTCCGTCTTCGATTACCTTTAATGATGTGGTGAGGGTGGCTGCATCGGATGTCTTGAGCATTCCTTGATACGTATCTTTCACCCTAGTGCCAGCAAGAGTTGCCATGTTCTTAAATTTACAGCAAATATACAGCTAATGAGTAGACACCATCCGGTGCGGCAGAGGCGACAATTCAGCAAACTCAACAAGCGTTACGTCAAGAGGAACGACCTTAAGAAGCTATCACTGGTCCTGCGAGATGTAAAAGCGAACTACGACATAGGGCAAGCCGAGGTCGAATTCCTTTTGTTTGCCTACGATTACGAGTTCTTCACCGTTAACCATATAGCTAAGTCCCTCTCGAAGAGCAGGAAGAAACTGTATGAAAGGACCGTCCTTCCCTTGAAAAACAAAGGGTATGTAGATATAGTGTATCACGCCAAGGAAGTCGATTCGTATGTCAATGCACTATTCGACGAGAAACTAGGCAATGAGCACCGACTGTCTTTGTCCCAGTCAGGTAGACTTTTAGTGCAGCGGATATACAGAAAGCTAGAGGGCGGTGAGCCTATTACCTTGCCGAAGAGCTCCTAGCCTCCGAGTACTCTCTTTCAAATCTATCGTTGTATCCCAGAATCTTTGAGATATAATCGCTGGTCTCAAGGGGTAGCATTTCAATCCAATCAAGGGAGTTGTAGATATCAATCCCTTTCTCTTTGGCCTCGTTGAGTATTCTTACCGTAGCCGTAGGTCCGAAGTTGTATGCGGCTAATGCCTTGGCCGCCTTGACTTCGTCGTTTCCGCGATTCCAATCTCTGCCCATAAGAGACTCCATGTACACTTCTTGTGCTTCAACAGAATGTTCTGGGTTAAAGGCGTCGAAGTCTGGTCGAATCAATCCCCGCTCCTTTAAGTACTGCTCCGTTCCGGGCATAATCTGAGCCAAGCCTCTAGCTCCAGCAGGAGACTCTGCCATCGGATTGAACCTAGACTCTTTGTATCTCTGCCTATCAAGAAGCGTCTGGTACCAATCGTCTTCTTTAGGTTGAGGTTCCTCTCGTACTTGTTGTCCCGGCTCTTCAGGAAACGTAGCAAAGAACATTTCATTAAGCTTAGGAGGGTCACCAATCTCCCCACCTTGCTCCATGTTGCGCTGAATAGCTGCCTCTTGTGCGTGTGCCTCACGCGCTGTATCGTGCGTACCCAGTACTCTATCGCTCTTACGTGAGATGAGCTGGAACTTGTTGCCTCTTTTAACAATCATTTTTTTTGCTTCTCATGCAATATTACGAAATTGATGAACGTTGTATGAGCAGACAAACCCTTAAACCTATTTCGTTATGAAGAACATCCTTTTAATCCTTGCCCTCGTTCCCGTGCTTGCAACGGCACAGGGAGACATGCACTTTCGCATCATCGCAGACTACGAACGCAACCTACTGGCATCCGTGTACAACGACAGTATGGAATGGGTTGTGTTCATCGACGACTTGTACGAATCAAAGGATAGCGTGTCCTTCAGTCAAGTAAGCGAAGGAAGCACGTCGCTGGAGTACAAAACCAGAGAGCTAGGTGTACACCACTTGCTTCTTCGTAACAAGATTAGCGGTCAGGACATTGCATACGTGGCTATGAGAATCGACTACCACACACGAAGCTTCCGGCTCCGGAGAGGAGGTGTGTTCACTATGTGGATTCTAGAACCCAATGAAGAACATGCTGTTTACGCTCCGACCAGAAACAACAAGATTGATAGCCCCTTGTTTACTCCGGGACTACTGAATTAAAACGAAGCTCTAACCCTTTGGTTCCTTCTCATAAGAGCGTTACGCAAAGGGCTGTAAGAAACGTCGTATGACTTGTTTCCTTCGCTGTCATAACCACGATGACGAACTCTGAAAGGGCTGGATGTATCTACGGTGCGTTCAGCCTTTTCTCTCATCTCGTCACTTACAGTAGCTGTCATAGGCCCCCCGTCAACTTCTCCTCCACGACGCATGTATATCATGCCCCCGTTCTTCATGTCCTCTTGAATCAACCTACCTCTACTGTCATACCTAGGAACGCTTTGTCTGGCTCTTTGCTGAGATTCTCTTGAGCGCAAAGCATCCGATGCGGCAGAGTCTGCTGCATCAATAAAGTATTGATTGTCAGCTCCTTCGAATGTTCCTCTGGAGTCAAAGCTTCCGTCCTCACCATACTGAGGTCCTCTTTCCTGAGACCCTCTCTCATCCATAAACTGACTTACAAATTTTCTTGATTTTTCTGTGTCTTGAGATAAGTCCACTCCTTTCTCTTTAGCCATTTTTGCCAACATCGAAATGTCTCCCGGCATCACTGTTCTATCCCCTACACCGCTCAACACCTTTGCTCCGCTATACCCCGGAAACCCTGCTGCTCGCACATCATCGCTAGCGTCATAAAACCTAGCCGTAGGCATTGTTGCTTCAGCAAATTCCAACGCTCCGTGGAAGTCACCAATCTTTCTGTCCGTCATATATCTAGCTGCGGTAGCCAACTTCTCATCGTCAGACATATTCGCCAACCCTTGGAAATTCTTGTTTCCCGATTCAATCATTTGATTGATTGCGTCTAACGCCTGCTCGGGGTTGCTCCTCATGTGGCTCACAACTCTTGCTGCATACTTGTTATACTGCTCGTCAATAGAACCTTCTCCAGAAAGATAGTCTTGACCGAATGAAGAGTTTCTGAGCTTCTGCTTAGTTTCTTCATCCAAGTCGTCAAGCCTGCCTGACTCCGGCAAGCTAAAGTTGTATGCGTCAATCTTTCCTTTAGATTGAGCCTCCATCATGCCTTCGTTGTTACGGTAGCTTGGAGTAATAGTCGTCTGTGTAGTTTCGTATGGGCTGCCGGGCTCCTTCTTCGGGTCTCCTTCAATCTCAGTACCGTTTTCAGCGTATTGCATCTTGCCACCGAAGGCCATGCGCAATCTATCAACGGCTCCGCCGTTACCATATTTTCTTCTGTACTCCATACTGCAAATATAATCTTAAGCTGTTATCTCAAATCAGTGTCGTGCTTCTTGGAGCCTTTGACAAAGCTGTTGACCCTCCCGAATGCCCATTGGTTCATACTCGTTCCTTTTCTGCTTCCTCCGCTCATCCAAGCCCCCTGACCTCTCCGGAATACCTGCCTCAGTTTCCCTACGGAAATGCCTGAGGATTCTGCCTTGGCGTTCAGGGTTTTCATCACAGCAGAGCTGAGGGCTTTGGCTGAGACCTTGCCGCCTGCCTTCATTTTCTTCAGGTCAATCTTCTCACCCTTCTCGTAGGCTTCCTTTCTTTTGTTCATGTTAGCTGCCCACTCTTGGTCACTGCCACTATTCGGCATACCGGTGAAATATTTCTTAGGCCACCCCTTCTCGTATGGCTGAGTCTTTTTACCCATGGCTTGCTACTTTAAACTTCGCTTCCTCTACGGCGCCGGGGTGAGGCTTATAGTCCCCCTTCATAAGATAGTATCTACCCTGCTCCTCCATCCAATGATACCCAGACGGTGAGGGAACAGATACCTTATCGGATGACACCTTAAGCTTAGGTCGTTCTGATTTTCTAGCTGTCTTCATCCCTGTAGCTTCTTGGCAGCTGCGTCAATGACTGACTTATTCTTATTCGACAGGAAGTAGGTGGACGCAACGCGCACCAAGAAATCTTCGCTAGGGTTTGCGTCAGGCGCCATCTGCTTGAGCATACCTCTAACTACTTCGACCTGTCTCTTAGCTGATTCAGATACAGCTTTAGTCTCCGGCTTTTTACCGCCGTTCTTTTTACTTACCCTACCGTATTCCATAGGGCAAATATACTTATTTAGTCAGACCCCAATTGTAGTTGCTGTCCCCCACATACACCTTGTAGTCAATAGACCTGATGAACAGATTGAGGTTGTCTCTTTGCTTCTTAACCTTAGCCGGTGTCTTGAATGCGTGCTGAATAAGGCGGTCCCTATGAATCTTAGAACCCCAGATTAAACTCTTGTCGTTGCCGGCCAGCACAACATCCTTGATGCGGTACTCGCGCTTTGCCTTGCCGTCATACAGGACTACGTCACAAAGGTGGATTGGGTCTCTCATACTTACTTAACGAAGCAAGCTAGAGATTATTGCTTCAAGTCCCAAACGACTTTCTGAATCTCTTCAAAGGGTGTGCCGAGCTTAAAGCTTATGTCTGCTGCGAATTGATAAGCTACCTGCCCGTCTCTATAAACCACAACCAGTGGTACAGCTGAGATGCTTTTCTGGATATGCTCTGGCTGACTGGATAGCAATCCAAATCTGTACTCACAGCCCCTTAACTTTTGTAGGTCTCTACGTGTGTTGTAGTCGTTCCACTCAGCGTTAATCTGAATTACTACAATGCTCGGCCCGTCATAACTATACGGTTCCACCATGGTCATGCTCTGTGCGCTACCATATAGAGGTAGGCAAAGGAGCAGGATTGAAATCAAACGTCTCATCTTCTTTTGGCTTCGGTGCTCAGTTCATACAACCGTGCCTCGATAAGGTCCAGCTTCTGACCGTTCTCCTCCACCTTCTTCTGAGTATTCATGATGGTCTCCCGGACTAATTTGTCCTTGAGGTCATACTCAGTGCGAGACACCTCTGGCTCTGGTAACTGCTTTGCCAGCTCAATCTCTGATTGGAGTGCAAACCACATGCTGGCTACCGTCACCACAAACCCGATGACTAAGACGACTGTCTTGATATCCAATGTCACCTCGGTACTCTCGCTAATCTTCATCGTGTTTTCGTTAAGCAGGTTGTCCTACAAAATTATATGAAATTGGGCTATAGAAAATACAGCTATAACCCATTTACATTCAGCGCACAAGCATCCGCGCCACACGATTTAATGTTAGAGATTGCCTGTGTCCAAGTGTCTCGAAACGTTGGTAGACACAGTAGCTTACGTGAGGGTTCCTAAAAGCCCTCGACGTGAGCGTTCGTCGCTAAGCTTATGCGAAGTTACACGAAAAAAATTAGAAAGTCAAGTCCTTTGATTGATTAAGAACTCGATTAACAGCTTGGCTACAGTCAATGAGAATAAGCCAATGATAGTGTAAGCTACGTACAGCATGAGGTTGGATTATGCAAAATTCGCATAAAGGTACGATGGGGGCTTCGCTCAAGCAAATAGGGCTGAGTTGTACAGATGGTGGGGATTATACATACACACGCACGGTTCGCCAGCCAAACCGAAACCGATTGCCGAGACCCACCCCCCGAAACTTTTCCGAGGTTGCGCCAAAACTTTTAGCTTTTTGGTTCCGGCATACGACCGACAGCGATTCATGGGTCATGCACTAAGGGACACAGCGCCAAGGGACAATCCCCTAGCCCTGATTCACACGAACAGGAACACCACCACCACAGGGTACGCACCCAAACTTTTTTGCACCTATACACAATAACATCAAAGCGATATACGTTCTACTACTGAACGCGATAGCTAAATAGAATGTCAAACCAACCTAACACATTGATTATGAGTGAGATGACCAACAACAACAACGGAGTAGCCGCATCTGTAGAGATGGCTGAGATGATGCTCAAGAACGCCAGAGTGATGGCCGAGGCCGCCTTCGGGATGGCGAAATTTAACCTTGACTCTGTCAAGACTGAGCTGAGTGTCGCTGAAGAGCGGCTGAGCATTTACGACGGCATCAGCATGAAGAGTGAGACAGGGAAGCTGAACCACCGAGACGCCAAGGATTGCGTAGCCAACATCAAGGAACGCATGAGCATCGCTGAGCGTGAGATGGAGGCTAGCCGAGACGTGATGCAGAGCATCCGACGAGCACACATCAACGTGAAGGCCACGATGGGCTACGGAGACCTCCAAGGCTTGCAGGGATGCCTTGAGGCAGATGCACAATAATCAGGAAGCGAGAAACGTTACCACTATAGAAACCAAGGGGAGGCAACTCCGTCTCCCCACAAATTCAATTCAGATGAAGAAGAAAGTAGATGTATACCAGAAAGTGACCGACCGAATCGTAGCGGGATTGCAAACCAAGGGACTCCAATGGTTCAAGCCTTGGAGCGTGAACGGGAGCATCGAGCACCCAATTAACAACGCTACAGGCCGTGCCTACAAAGGCATCAATGAGCTGTTCCTCACCATCGAAGGTCAGGAGAAAGGCTACGAGTTCAACGAGTGGTTGACCTTCAAGCAGGCTCAGGCCAAAGGTGGCAGTGTCCGCAAAGGCGAGTCCGGCACTGAGATTGTGTTTTGGAACATCGTCTTCAAGGGGGAGGACGGCAAGTTCTACCGCAAGATTCAAGATATCCCTCAAGGCATGGCGTTCGACAAGATTTTCAGCCCACGGCTATGGAACGTCTTCAACATCGCTCAGTGCGACGATATCGAGCCACGCCGACCAAAGGCAGAGCCTACAGGTGAGTTCAACCCCATCGAATCGGCACAGGCTGTGTACGAGGCCAAGTACCCCAAGGAGCAACGTCCCTCGTTGGCTCACGGCGGAGCGAGCGCGTTCTACAGCCCAAGCAAGCACCACGTGCAGATGCCGAAGCCTGAGACGTTCGTCACCAACGACGACTACTACAAGACTCTGTTCCACGAGTTGGTGCACAGCACAGGCCACGAGACCATCCTCAAGCGATTGGAGAAGGTAGCTGCATTCGGCTCCGAGGCATACAGCAAGGAGGAGTTGGTCGCTGAGATTGGTGCGCAGTTCCTCGTAGGTCTGACAGGCATCTCGCCCAAGGACGATGAGGCCAACAGCCAAGCCTACATCAATGGGTGGGTCAAGAAGTTGCAGGACAAGCCAAAGATGGCTCTGTCAGCCGCGAACAAGGCGATGAAGGCAGTGAACTTCATCATGGGGGACGAGGAGTAATCCTCTCCCCAACCCGGCCTGTATCCGCATACCACACTGCGCAGACGTGCGTGGTGGCAGGGGGGATGCTCACGAGGTTCGAGTCCTCGACAGGTCACAAAGCGTTAACGAATTTTTACAAGTAGGACATACTAAAGCCAAAACTGAATCCGTTCTACTATCAAAGACACACACTATGAAAGCATTTCCATCAACACCAATCGCATACGCAAGCCTTCCCTACAAGGGAGTCATCAATCTGAACGAGCCGTTCATTGCGACCATCCAATTTGAGACAGGCAGTGCGTGGGGAAGAGGAGTATGGGATTTGACCAAGCGGTTCAATGACGAGACTCACATGGACAATTGGGTCAACCTGATGTGCCGCAAAAAGGGATGGACTCTCGACGAGACCTACCTCCTGTACAACAAGTAAAAAAAATCAGCCTGCGCACAATAACAAGAAACTCTTCTGCGTTATCACTATAGAAAGCAACATTAACACCATCATCATGAAAGCAATTCAGATAGACACCATGACCATCGGTCAGCAGTTCCTTCCCACTATCTTCAATGGAGACCTGTCTCACCTGCGCCCATCCGAGGAAACTCTGATTGAGCAAGAGCATCACGACTACTTCCTGATGGGTGAAGAGAAATTCGGGGAGCGATTGGTGAGCATTGAGTACGAGTGCACTTCAAGTGACCGATACATCTGCAAGTGTGACCTGACCCGACTCATCTCCGAATGCGTGGAAGTGAAGGTCATCGCAATGGTCAAGGAAGATTAACAGCCGTTAACAACCTAAGCACAATAACAGACATCTGTCCGCGTTATTACTAAAGAAAGCAATTCAATTTAATCCTTTTACATTATGGAAAACAAAGCATTGACACCCCAACAGAAAGCTGTAGTTGTACAGCTCGGCAACCTCCTCAAGGAGAAGAACCTTAACACCGAGTACCGCGTATCCACCGCCATCTTCGCAGAGTTTGCCCGCAATACAGCCAACACATTTGGCATCGTCCCAACTCCCGGATACTACACGCCGATGGAGATGCAGGTCAGCAAGGCACGCCGGAACGCTCTAGGTGAAGCTCTCGTCACCACTGCCGAGCAATTCGACGAGCAGGCAGATGAACTCAAGACAGAGTGGGGCTACTACCGAGACATAGTAGTTGAGTTGATGGAGACCGAGTGCGACTTCCGAGTTTCTACCTACGAACTCCGGAGCATCATCCGCAAGGTTATTCGTGGCTCAATAGACTACAGGCAGTGCCAAGACCACAACGACGAGGTCAAGCGTGGAATCAAGCGAGCCAAGTACCTCAAGAAGGTCAAGTTAGGTGACCCGTTGCGCAATGGCGTATCCGATGACACTCCGGTGTACGAGTTCACCGACGCTATGTTCGACGACCACATCCCTGAGTTCAACAACGTGCTGTTCATTGGGCATCAACTGCGAGTCGTCAAGGACAATGATGACAACACGTACAGCATTCAGAAACTGAATGGAACGTGGAAGTACCTCACCTTCACTGAGAACCTGCGCGACACCGTACTTCAGTTGCCCAAGCGTTTGGAAGATGCGGAGAAGCGTGCTGTGCGTGAGGCTATCGACCTGAGCAAAAAAGGTTTGTCTATCGCCAACGACCTGTTCACATCGTCGGAGGTGCTTGCGCTGGCTAACGCCCAAGGTGTCGAGCTACCTGAGGTGAGCACCTTCGCAGTGTGCCGAGTCTCAGCAAACGGGCGCGAACCGTACAAGACTATTGCTTCGGGAGAGGTAAACGAGACCACAGCTATCTACGTGGCCGAGAAAAACCTATCGTTCAGTGATGCCTTGAACCTCTGTAACATGATGAACAAGCAATTGATTCACGAGAATGCCGTTACCCGATTCACCAACGCTGTCAACACAGCGCAGGAACTCCTTGAGTCTAACAAAAAAGACTTGGCCGAGGCTCAACAACTTCAGGCTGACTTCGTTCGACAGCTTGAAGAGTTCCGACAAACAATCGTGGAGGTAGCACAATAAGTGCTACTTCCTCACCGTTATAACTGTAGAAACCCTAAAAAACAAGAACTATGGGATTAGATATGTACCTGACTCGCAAGCACAACGTGCGCAATTGGAGTCACAGAGAAGACAAGCAGTACACCGTGACTGCGGAGTGTAACGGCAATGCCATCCCTTTCTTAGGAAGCATAGGAAAGATTACCTCAATCAACGAGGAGGTGATGTGCTGGAGGAAGGCTAACGCTATCCACGGATGGTTTGTTGAAAACGTTCAGGATAACAACGATGATTGCGGAGTGTACGAGGTAACTCTTGCCCAACTTCAAGAGCTACGGCACCTGTGCATCGAGGTTCTCCACGACCGAACCAAAGCAGAGCAGCTGTTGCCATGTGTTCAAGGATGTTTCTTCGGAGGAACTGAGTACGACGAGTACTACTTCGAAGACCTTGAGAACACAGCCATGGTCATTAACAAGCTAGTGCTTGAGGCAATCGCAGCCAAGGCGAAGGAGCACTCAATGTGGTACGAATACAGCTCATCATGGTAGTCGATAGGGAAGCGAGAGGGAGATACATGGAGGAGCTGTGGAAGCAAATCGAGTCTCCCTCTCAATCGCTCCCCGACTACGTCACTGAATGCAGATGCTTGGACTTCGAGGCAAAGCTGAATCTCGGATGGCCTGACCCACGTTAACACCGGTTAACAAACTCAGCACAATAAACAGAAACCCGTGGCGTTAATACTGTAGAAACCCACATAATTTAATTGATATGAGCAAACCATTTGAACTTACCACATCAATCATGATGTACGAAAACGGAGAGATAAACGAGGTCAACGATGTGCTTGAGCTGTTCTCCGCACTCATCAAGACCGGGTTGGCTTGGCAACTCCAAGGCTTCTTCGGAAGGACTGCCCGTCACCTGATTGACATCAACGCAATTGCCGAGGACGGCACAATAATTTACGAGGAACTCCCGTTCTAACTATAGAAACGCAAAACAGATTTGATATGATGACACTCAAAGAGATTAAGGCCACGGCCAAAGAGATGACAGCAAACAAACGAGCAATGAACACTAAACACACCCCCGGACCGTGGAAAGCAGCTGAATGCGGCAGTATTGAATTTAAAGATGGTTTTGTGGGCGAGGCCTACGATTACAACCCCGGTCATTACGGAGAAAAACAAGAGGAACTGCCGGTAATGGCGAACGCCCGCCTGATGGCCGCCGCGCCTGAATTGTTGGAGGCGTTGAAGAAATTAGCACAACACACCCGCAAAGTGAACGGTATTTATTCTCCAGAATACAACAAGGCAATATGTTTAGTCAAAAAAATCGAAGGCGATGAAGAATGAACACACGCCCGGGCGGCCGTGGTATTACGAGACACAACAATTCAAAGCCGACTTAGTAGCGGCATACACAAATCGTAAGGCTACAACCTGACCAACGAAACTCAAACGTCAGGGCGTAACCTGTCAAGAATTTACAAGCGAAAATGAACGATTACACAAGCGACTGTTGCGGAGGCAGTCCGTGACTACCTGCGAGACCTGACGCAAAGTGTAAAGGGAAACAGCCTCAAAGTGTAAAACGAATACTTAATATCATGAGCTACGAATCATTTAAGAACAAAGAAACATGGCTCCTCAATGTGTGGGGATACATCGACGAGATTGCCAACGAGTGGATAGAAAGCGACCAACCAAACGGAGCACACGTATCAGAAATCTCAGCAGACTACTGCAAAGAAAGCTTCATTGACATGGTGCGGGACACACTAAAGAAAGTTCCAAACGGAATCATCTCAGACTTCATCGAAGATGCATTGAGCACGATTGATTGGAGGGAGGTAGCAGAAACCGTGAAGGATACTGTACGAGAGCACAATGATGACCGTTGAAGACATCAAGAAGAAGTATCTGTTAGGATATCATACCAAGGTGGTGCAGTTGGAATGTATCGAGATGCTTGACAAGGACTGGGTGAAGATGTTCACCGATGCACTAGAGGAATGTCCTCAAAAGAAAGGTGTGGTATTAGACTGCATCGAGTATAAGTTTAATGAATTAACTAAAAAGAAAGAGTCATGACAGACAACAATCGAACCTTCAGCCTGAGTTCAAACCCCGGAACCAAGTCCGGTGTACTGCAAATCGAAATCGGTAACACCATACTATCGGTGACTACCATCGAGGGCATCAATGAGATAGTCGTGTTCAGCAAGGATAGCAAGGACACTATCTCTGAAAAGAAAGCTGTTACGGATTTCAGTGAGGTCATCCACATGATATGGAACCTAGAAAAACTCTAGGCCATGTACAATAAAGGCAAAGACGACACGTTAGTATGTGTAGGATGGCTCGGAGTCATCATCAGTTTAATCATCATAATTCTAGTCACATGAAGATGCAAGAAAAAATCGGTGGGCTGTCCGTAACACGCCAATTCCAACTCCACGACAGGGAGACTGTATGTAAGCTGTTCCTTAACATCTGCAGGCAGTACGACCTCGGCAACATGACCGAAGGTGAGTTTGTTCAGAAATGCATGACGCTCAACGACGATGCGGAAAACTTAGGCATCATTGATGACCCTCTAACTGCTTGGGAATCATGAGCGCAAGCAAAATGTTTAAAACTTTGTGCGCTAATCTGTTGAAAAGCTCACGAAAAACCTCGAACTTCGCCCAACAAGCAAACGCTGAACGTGAAGCCTACAAGAACCTGATAAGGCAACAGAGCGTATTGTTAGATGAGTACGAAGACTTACTTAAAGCCTATGAAAAGAACGACGAAGAAGGCACTGATAGCAATGCCCCTTCTGATACTAGCAGCACTAGTTCAGCCGATAGTATTCCTGCAAAGGAGAATGCTTAAATCAATCCTAGAGTTTATTGAATCCTAAATATCAGTTAAATGGAACACAAGTTTAAAACCCTCAACATTCGTGGTAAGAATTACGTTGAAGTCCACGAACGTATCAAATTCTTCCGGCAAGAAAACCAGTACAAGAACTGGACTATCTCAACGGAAGTAACCATGACAGATGACAGAGAAGAGTGCATCTGTAAGTGCATCATCGGAGATACAGAGCAACGTGTGATTGCCACAGGTCATGCACATGAGGTCAAGGCATCAAGCAACATCAACAAGACATCCTTCATTGAGAACTGCGAGACATCAGCAGTAGGACGTGCACTAGCTATGCTCGGAATTGGCATCGACACTAGCATCGCTTCAGCCAATGAGGTTAAGGATGCAATTAAGAAGCAAAATGCTGACAAACCAAGCAAACCCAGCGAGCCAACAGCTAACAACAGCAAGCAGGATTACGACAAGGCTGTTACTTTCCTGAAGAATTCTAAAGACCGAGCAGAGGCTTGGACTAAGATTGAGAAGCAGTGTAAGACTAAGTTTGATGAGGAGCAATACAACAAGCTCGTCGAATACGTCAACGGATAATGCTGAGTATCAAATTAGCTGAAGCTGTAGGCAAGGGGCATCTCTCATACAGCTCTATCAAGTACGCACTTCAAGACATGAAGTTGTGGGAGATGTACATGAGAGGACAGCTCTTCAAGGAGAGCGATGCGCTGACCTTCGGGAGTATGTACGACTGCCTCCTGTTCACACCTGAAGAGTTCGAGAAGCAATTCATGGTGATTGACGACGAGAAGAAGTGCGCAGAGATTGGTGGCCGTGCACCACGAATGACCAACAAGTACAAGGAGTGGGTCAAGCAGTGGGAAGATGACGCCGAAGAGAAAGGAGTAAAGCTCATCGGGATTCAAGACTACAAGAAAGCCCACGAGATGATTGACAGACTAAAGGTTAGTGGTGTGCTTGAGCAATACCTCATCGGCGACTACCAACACGAGTTCAATCAAGAGATAAACGGTATTCCTGTTCGAGGATTCCTCGATTGCTTGAACAAGGAATACATAAGCGACCACAAGACTACCCGTAGTCTGTCTTCATTCAGGTACGCTGTTAAAGATTATGGCTACGACATTCAAGCCTACATCTACTGCACTGTACTCGGACTTGACAAGTTCTATTGGGTAGCGCAAGAGAAAGCTTACCCGTATGCCATCGGTGTATTCGAGGCAAGCGAAGAGACCCTTGAACGGGGCAAAGAAAAGTTTGATACAGCTGTTGACCGAATCAATACGTACTTGGACAACAACATTCAGACTGATACGTTCTACATTAAATCAATCATCTGATGACACCACATGAATTCATAACCAAAGCGAGCCTTCATTTCGGCTCAGACATGGGCCAGAAGTGCAAGTTTGGCGGAGCTACCTTTGATGAGCGGTGCATGACTGCTTACTACGCAATCAAGGAACTGCATATGCCTTACAAAGACCTTGCTAAGGTTATGAATTCTGACAACATTGAACTACGTTTGATGTGGTTGTTCGCAGAGGGTAACATGGGAGTTGTACAATCCCGCAACCGGTACATAAAATTTAATCAATCCTTTAATTCATAAAGCCATGGCTGATAACAGCAACAACGTGTATGTGGGGTACACTGAATCCCCACGAGTAACTCAGAAGATTAGCTTCACCTTGGAGGAGCTTGACAACCTGAAGCAGTATGCTACCTCAAAAGGTCGCGTGTATATCGAAGTCGTGTCTCGTCCTGACCGAGAAGACAATCGTAGAATGAAAGTATTCTGCTCTGTCTACGACCCGAACGCACCGAAGGAGCAGCAACGTGCGTTGAACAAGCAGACATCCAACGAAGTACCCTTCTAAGGATAGCAGGTAGGAAAGGTTTCTTGTTTTCCCTTTCCTGAGAGGGAGGTTGTTCGGCAATTTGGAATAATGTCAGCCTCCCTCGTATGCTCCCGTAGCTCAGTTGGACAGAGCATTTGCCTTCTAAGCAAACGGTCACAGGTTCGAATCCTGTCGGGAGTACAAACCCATCGTTATATGCTTAAGCATTCATGATGTAGCAATATTGCATCATTATACGCCTAAACAGTCATTAATGATTCAAAATCCCATCACCTTCCATGCATAGCTTACGCCGTAATTAAACTCAACCTTGTCGGGTGAGGTGGGATAACCAGTCTAGCTCCTTGTGGCCTGCATGGTAGGGTCACTAGATTAACTCTACTTGGAGCGACATGATTAAATCGGGGGCGTAGTGTGAAGGACATTGCCCGTTATGGTTATCAAAGACTGACTGCTGGAAAGACAGCGTGTATTCCTACACTCGGGGGGAGTTAGAGGTCGTCCACCTCAGTATTCAGCTCCCCCCACCGTAGGATAAAATTGAATTAATTAAACCACAGATAGATGAACATCTTTCAAGACACACTTGACGAGTACTGCCTTCAGATTGGACACAAGCCTGAGAGAAACAGACTCAGGCACAACGTAGAAATGCGAGCGGCATTTGCCAATGGGGTCAACCCATTCTTTCATCACGCAGATATAGCTCACCTGTTTGGGTTGGAGCGAACGAGCGTGTATCACTACATCCGTAGCCACGAGACATACTATATGTCCAGCCCTGACTACCGTAAATGGTTTGCTATTGCATCACAGATTGTGGAGGAGAAAGTAGATAAAAAAGTACCTTTGCGTGTAAGGCCACAAGGCAAAAACAAAATCAACACGCATGAGCAAATTGACACCATCAAAAGGACTATCGAAGTCCTCGAAAGATTCCTTGAAAGATTCCAAATCAAAGTCACAGGACGTAAGGCCAAGTCACTACAAGACTGCGGGCAAGGAGGTGTACGAAATGATGAAGGACATCTGGGGGGAGGAGAAGTACATAGCGTTCTGCGAGATGAACAGCTTCAAGTACAGAATGAGGGCGGGCAAGAAGGAAGGCCAGCCATTGGAGACGGACATCGCGAAGGCGCAGTGGTATGAACAACAAGTAGAATCCCTGCGCAATGGAAAACAAGAGAGTAACAATTTACCCAACAATATATCGCACACAGGAAGCTCACATTACGACGTTAGAGTATGTTCTAACGAGGATTAAGGAGGGCAAGTCTCAGCCACGTGTTGAGGCTATCCGAAGTGGCGATAAGAAAGCTAAGCAGGAGCTTCCAGCTGTCTGCTTTAGTGGTGTGTTCTCCGATGGTGTTCGGAGTGACGAAACCTTGAAGTATCATAGTGGTCTTATCGTACTAGACTTTGACCACGTAGATTCAGAGCGAGTAAAGTCGGCACTAGCCGGTGACAAGTACGTCATGTCCTGCTGGATATCACCAAGCGGTGACGGAGTCAAGGCATTGGTAGAGGTAACGAATACGGAAAGGCATCGTGACCACTATCGTTCTCTTCGTGCATACTTTGACGACCAGTATGGGCTGGAGCTTGACAAGACAGGTGAGAATGAATCACGCGCTTGCTTTGAATCCTATGACCCGCAAATTGTAATCAAGGAGGAGTACGAGCGATACGGCGGCATGCTGTCTGAACGTTCAGAGAACCAGCAACTTCCAGAGCTTGGTGGTAAGACAGACTTCAGTAAGATTAATACTGCTGCTAGGATGATTGCCAAGGCTAATGATGGAGAGAAGCATCATATACTAGCAAAAGCCTCTACTTTGATGGGAGGATTCATCGCGAGCGGTATCGTCGAAGAGGACGTAGCTCGATGGGTTCTTCAAAGGGAGATAGAGAAGCGAAATCCAAAAGACCTTGACGGTGCGCTCAAGACTATTGACGATGGCATCAACAACGGCAAGAACCAACCCATTGGCGAGACGCTAAACGATGAGGAGAGGTTCAAGCGTGAGATGAAGCTGAATGATGGGGACATGTCCTTCATATCCAGTGATGATATTGATTACGATTGGATTGAGGAGTATGTGTATGGCAACATCCCTCTTGGGATGACTACTGGTAACTCGCGTGTCGATGAATACTTTGTGTTCAAGAAGGAGTTCGTCATGATTAACGGACACAGTAACATTGGTAAGACTACGTTTGCCTTGTGGATGCTCGTGGCTAGCGCGATGAACCATGATTGGAGGTGGGTAATCTACAGTGCTGAGAACAGAACAGCGGCAATCAAGATGAAGCTGATGACCTTTGCATTGAATAAGAAGATGACTAGCACCACACATCAAGAGCGCAAGGCTGCTCGCAAGTGGGTAGAAGAACACTTCATTGTCATTGACAACAGCAAGACGTATAGCTACATGGATGTTATTCTTTTCTGTGAGAAGGTGCACAGGCAGCAACCCATTGACGGTTTGTTTGTTGACCCTTACAACAGCCTCAAGACAGAGATGAGTTCAGGTCGTGGTATTGGTATGCACGAGTATCATTACGAAGCTGCATCAGAGTTCCTGACCTTCAGCAACAACATGAGTGTAGCTGTATGGGTGAACGCCCACAGCATCACTGAGAGTCAGCGTAGAAAGGGCGACGATGGTTTACAGATAGCTCCATACGCAGAGGACACAGAACACGGCGGCAAGTGGGTGAACCGTGCTGATTGTTTTATCACCTTACACAGAAAGATTCAGCACCACGATGCAATTCAAAGGCGATGCGTAGAGATGCACGTTCGCAAGGTGAGGGAGGTTGATACAGGCGGTAAGCCCACCCCATTCCTTGAACCATTGATGTTCGAGTTCAACTCAACGCAATCAGGGTTTGGCTTAGCTGGCCCGGAGCCTAAGTTGTTCCCAACACTTAGTGAAAAACTTGTTGGTAAACAAAGTGAGATATGATTTGACCGCTTCGTAAATTGTATCATGGCTATTCGCAGAAGAAAGAACCTGACGAAGCCACTGAAGGGGAGAAAGAAAAGAGACCTCAGCAGAGGCAAAGTAAAGCTTAAGTCAACCCTTGAGACTTACTGCTACGACCAGCTTAAAGAAGCAAAGCTAAAGTTCGAATACGAGTCCGAAACGTTTCAGTTGGTGGACTCGTTTCGGTATCCGGGTATTTACTACAAGTCAACCAGAGGCAAGGATGTAATGAGCGACGCTACCAACAAGGTGGTGTTAGCAATTAAGTACACCCCAGACTTCATTAGTCACGAGCATAGGTTTATCATTGAAACCAAAGGATACGTTCCATCCCAGCACACCTTTCCGTTGAGGTGGAAGCTGTTCCTAAAGTACATGCACGACAATGATATGGATGACTACATGCTATTCATTCCGAAGAACAAAAAACAGGTAGACCACACCATTGAAATCATAAAATCCCACATCAATGACTGAGCAGAAACTCAGTGAGCTTTACCACTACGCAACGGATGAGATACATAAGTTGACCGCCGAGCTGTACGAAGAGCTGCACACAGATAAAGGCAGTCCGGAAAAGGACTGGCCTCTTACCCTTGAGAACGTAAGGAACTACAAGAAGGCTGTCATCATGGAGCTTGAGTCAATTAAGCACGCACTGAAGGAATTTAATGAACAGCAGCTACCCTGAGTTAACCGTCACTGACCCTATGGTTTGGGTGGCTGGAGCACGTGCCATGAAAATGGGGCATATCAAGAATAGTATCACGGCTGGCAAGGCTAACCTAGAAGCATTCATCGCTGAGGAAGCGGTATCCAAATACCTGAAGCAAAAGCTTGAGGACACTAAGGATTATGACATCCTCTGGGTTCCTGACGGAGAGCCCCTCACTGCAGATATCAAGACAAAAAGAAGGACTAAGCTGCCGTCTCCATACTTTGATTGTCACATAGCGGACACGAGTCTGCACCAGCAATGCGATACCTACATATTCACATCGGTCATTCAGGAGGATGAGTGGTGGCGAGTATGGGTGCTTGGTTGGTTGACGAAGGATGAGTTCTTCTCGAAGGCTAAGCGTGTAAGAAAGGGTGATAAGGATGGTCAGTTCGTAGAGCACGTAGACGGATACAAGTGTAAGGTGTCAGACCTAAACCTAATGCCATGAGTTCATTTGACAAAGACGTACAGGTAGCTGAAAGAATTGAGCGTGCTTGGGGCGACTTTGTCCTGAACCATTACCCAGTGTCTCATGTTGAATACAGCGAAGGCAAGGTTCCCGGATGGGATTTGAAGCTAAGGAACTACGATGGGAGAGCGAAGTTTCATGAGGTGAAGTTCGACCAGTCTTCAGCTGCACCTTGGCTGAACTACAAAGGAGAAGAAAGAAGAGCGACAGGCAACCTCTTTATTGAATACAAAAACCCACGCTCAGGCAAAGACTCTGGAATCATGGCGACATGTTCTGATTGGTGGGTGTACATTGTGAAGGAAGCTTATGAGCTGGTTGAGCTTGCTGAAGTTCACAAGTACAAAGCCAAAGCCTACATCATAAAGGCAGACCAACTAAAAGAATTTGTGGTGTCGGGCAATTTAACTAGCGTCCCTACCGTTAGGGATACTAAGAACGGAACGGTGAATGCAGAGGGCTGGCTTCTACCTGTCCATACTTTAAAATCTTCTGACGTAATCTGTTACGAGCAGGATTTTACGACGTATATTAGAGCCCTTTTTTCTTCTAACCTTTAATCCATTTTTCATGGACAACAACCAATTGGTGGACTCCATCCCGTGGGGTCCAGTAGGATACGTCACCTATAAAAGAACGTATTCAAGACAGATTAACAACAAGCGCAGTGAAGAGTGGCCGGACACTGTAGACCGCGTGGTCAAGGCGTGCGACAAGCAGCTCAACGTAGGCTTCACTACAGAAGAGGAGCAAGAGTTGAGAGATATTATGCTGAACCTAAAGGGTACAGTAGCTGGCAGGTTCTTATGGCAACTAGGAACTAAGACAGTCGATAGGCTTGGTCTTCCATCGCTTCAGAACTGCGCCTTCGTAGTAGTCGATGACCCTATCCGTCCGTTCACTTGGGCATTCGAAATGCTTATGCTTGGCTCTGGTGTGGGGTTCAACATCCAACGCGAGAACGTGTACCAGATACCAAAGGTTCAGAAGAAAAGAATTAAATTGGTTAGGAAGGATGAAAACGACGCAGACTTTATCGTACCTGACTCAAGGGAAGGGTGGGTTGAGTTGCTCAAGAGAACCTTGCAAGCCAGCTTTGAGACTGGTGAGGGATTTAGCTTCGCTACTCACCTCATCCGACCAGCTGGAGCACCTATCAAGGGCTTTGGCGGGACAGCAAGCGGAGCGGAAGACTTGGTGAAGGGAATCATGAGCATCAACGAGGTTCTCAATAGTAGAGCCGGCAAAAAGTTGCGCCCTGTCGATTGTCTTGACATCATGAACATTATAGGTAGCGTCGTAGTCGCAGGTAACGTCCGCCGTTCTGCACAGATTGCCTTAGGTGACCATGACGACATCGAATTCTTGCGAGCCAAGCGCTGGGATTTAGGTAGCATTCCTAACTGGAGAGCCATGTCTAATAACAGTGTCATCTGCTCAAACATCGAACAGCTACCCGAAGAATTTTGGGAGGGGTACAAGGGAAACGGAGAACCATACGGCCTCATCAACCTTGATTCGTCTCGTCGCATGGGAAGAACTAACGAAACACAATACCCCGACCCCGATGTTCAGGGATATAACCCGTGTGCTGAGCAAAGCCTTGCAAACTTTGAGACCTGTTGCTTGGCAGAGATTTACCTACCCAACATCGACTCAGCTGAGGAGCTGTTCAAGGTTGCGAAGTATCTTTACAGGGTAAATAAGCACAGCTTGGCGATTAAGTGCGAGGTCAAGGAGACTGAGGACATCGTGCACAAGAACATGCGCATGGGCATCGGTGTTACTGGGTATCTTCAAGCATCTGAGGAGCAGCGTCAATGGCTTGGTGAGGTGTATCAGAAAATCAGAGAATTCGATGTCGAGTATTCGAGAACTAGAGGATTTCCAGAGTCAATTAAACTCACGACAGTCAAGCCCAGTGGCACGCTGTCTTTACTTGCTGGCGTTACACCGGGAGCTCATCCCGGATATTCAGAATACTTCATTAGACGAATTAGAATGGCTTCAAGTAGCGACCTTGTACAAGCTTGCAGGGATAGAGGCTATAGCATAGAGTACGTGAAGAACTTTGACGGTACTGAAGACCATGGCACAGTAGTGGTTGAGTTTCCTTGTAAGTTTCCCAAGGGTACCATGTATGCTAAAGACATGACAGCTATCGACCAGCTTAACGTCATCAAAAGACTTCAGCAAGAGTGGAGTGACAACAGCGTGTCAGTCACCATCTACTACAAGAAAGAGGAGCTTAATGATATCAAGTTGTGGTTATCCCTGAACTACTACGACGTGAAGTCTGTTAGCTTCTTGCTACACAATGACCATGGATTTGCTCAAGCTCCGTTCGAAGAGATTACACAAGAGCAGTACGAGGAGATGAGCGCGAAGGTTCAGCCTATCAATAGCCTAGGCGTTCTCGATATGAGCGACATCGAGATTCAGGATTGTGACACCGGAGCATGCCCAGTACGATGAGCAGTAAGGCAAGTAAAGAGTTCATTGCGAACATGAAGATGTTTCGTGTAGAGCAAATCATGCAAGTCTTAGTTGACGAGGAGGCCATGCTTGCCGATGGGTTTGAGTCCGCCCTGCTTGGTCATACTCAAGGTTCAAACATTGTAGCTGTGTACGACTTCGATATGTGTGTTCACATCCTTATGGAACGCGACGGCATGACATGCGAAGAAGCGGTAGAGTTCATGGACTACAATGTCACTGGCTCTTACGTAGGAGAGAAGACTCCAATCTTTATCTCACTGGTATGAAAAGGATAGAGCATTGCTGGGTCAGCCAGCTTTACTATCTTGGTATTGTTACACCGGCTTGATGCAGGAGTTTCATTACCTTACGGAAGCCCTCGCCCTTCAAGGCGGGGGTTTCTTCTTCTCTATAGAATGGGTCAAGCTCCGCGCCAAAGCAAATAGTCCCCCATTGAGACAGAACAATTGTGAAGTCTGTCACAGTAAAGAACCCATCGCCATTTAAATCCCCCTCAAGCCAATCGAGGTCACCGAAATGGTCTAGGCACATAAGTAAATCGTTAGTGCCTACTACGTAGTCACCACTAACATCCCCGATACAGAAATCATCATCGTCTGTGTCAACAATGTTTGGTCGTGTGATAGATAGGATTGCATGCATCCGTTCTATCTGACCGGCAGTGAAATTATGACGGCAAGAATCAACATAGTAATCCATGTGATTGTCGTGAACGTAGTCTGCCCAAGGTTGTGCCGGGTTCCAAGCCGGTGGGCATATAGGGTTGTCACATGACCAGCTCACCTTTATTGGGGGAGTGTCGCATACATAGTCTCCAGTCTCAGCGCAGTCACCTAAGTCCTGCCCGCAAAAGTCAACGGATTTGAATACGTGTTGCAATCCTAGGTAGTGACCAACCTCATGAATCATGGTTTTGTTTTCGTCTCGTGCTCCCCAGAGATGGTCTCCAAGCCTGCCAAAGACATTAGACCTTATCCATACACCATCGAATGGAGTGGGAGCTTGAGATGTCCATGCAAAACCTAGAATTCCAGAGCAGAACTGCGGGAATATGTGCACGTTCATATAAATATCTTGGTCCCAAATTAATGGCTCAAGGTAGTTTTCTGCAACAGTCCAGCCGTAGTAGCTGTACGGGACACAGGTGTTGTATTGAGCCAGTAGCTCTTGTCCCCCTTCCAGCTCATCGAGGTCGTGATACTCTATGCCATGTAAATCAAAGGTGAACAGCGCCTCTTCGAATTCCTCGTTAAGATGTTCGTGCGCATCCCAAACAAGGTCTTCACTGAAGTAACTATAGTCATAGATTGAGCTGTCAGTATGATGGATGTGAACGACATAATTAATGTTCTTTAATGTGACCGGGTCATACAAGAAGCCCATCATCTTGGGCTGAGTCGCCACATCCCCAAATACCACGCAAGAGTCCTGAGCTGTTGCAGACAAAGCAACAGTTGCCATGACTAGGGCAAGTAGCCGTGTCACCTCTTTGACTTTTCAATGGTGCGTCCAGCAAAGTACGCTCCGAACGATGTCAGCATAAGGATTTGGAGCAGGTCAATGTAGCTGTCTTTTACATTGAACGGCCAGTTGTCCATACTGTCGAACACCATGGTCAGGCAAAACATAACCATAAGTGTGATGAGTGTCACAGGTCTGATAAGCTTAGCGAGCTTGACATCACTGTTCATGTCTGCCTTCCACCGCTCAGTCACGTTGTTTTGATACGCAATCTCTGCGTCTACCCTAGCCTTGGCTTCTTCTGGTGAGATGCCGGGCTCTTTGTCCAGTAAGTTCTTTACAATACCAAGCGCACCTTGGTCGGGCAACAGGTCACCTACAGTGTTGAGTATGTTAGGTGCTTTCTCGGCAAGCCATTTACCAAGGTTTGTGTCCTTAATTTTTTTGTTCTGCTCCATCGAAATCAATGTATGTTATTGTTACCTCATCGCCACACTCAATGGCCTCAGCTATTGGTGTATAGATTCTTTTGTATGCGTTTACCGAGCTGCCTACAAACCCATCAGACTGTACGTTCTCTGTCTGGGTGTCGCCCACCAGCAAGCAGCCACTAGTGTCGTCGTCGTCGTTACCAGCATGAATGAGTATGTATTCGAAGTTCGGCACGTTCCTTACCCATAGCATACCCTTATGAATATCCCCGAACCTGCTAGAGTATTTGGAATGAAAACCACCTACTGTTCTAAGAGTAATGTCGTATGTACCAGCAGGTATTCTCGTTTCGTGCATGACCTTTACATCTCTGTATTCATCCTCAAGAGTATAGGCCATGAACTTGCGGTCACCACTTGTGATGTCAAACAACAAGCCTAGCGTGCTGTCTTTCTGGCTGCTGAATCTTACTACTTCTAATTTCATTCTTCTATTGATTCAAGGTATCGTTCTTCCACAAAGAAGCTGGGTCTTACAAGACCAAGATATGTGTCAAGGAACAGCTTAAACGATTTGTATTCGCTTGTCTCCATGCTCTCTCTCTTACCTCTGAGGTATGCGTAATAATCTCTAGCGTTCTTCAATTGTTTGGGTAGCTGTCTGGCCTCTCGCATAAACCTCTTGTAGTCTTCTGGGTAGGAAGATTGCATATGTTTCTCTGCTACTACAGGTTTAATGCTTGACTTGAACTCGTTGGTGGTTCTAATCTTGTCAAACGGATTGTCTGCCTTGGACACCAACTCAGAGACACGCTCTCTACCCTGACCCTCAGCCAACTCAAGACCATATCTCTCGGCAACGCTTTCGTATCCAGCGAGAGCAGATTCCGAAGACAACCTCCTATCTCTAGCCAAGTCATCCATCTTCTTAACCAGCGTCTCAACTTCCTTGCTTGACAATCCGATTAGTTGACCGCTCATCAACCCCAGCTTTAAGAAGTAGTGCATAGTGAGGGCATCCTTATCTTCTGGCCTGACGTAGTATTCCATGCCAGTAGACGAGACCACCTTGTTGTTCGGCAGGTTAATGTTGGCTATGGTTGTTCTCGCATCATCAAGGAAGTCACCGTATGGACCCAGTCCACGGAAGATGGTTTGCGTCGCATCCTTTGGCGCACCCTTGTAGTACATGGTTGCCCCCTTGTTAAGTCGAACCCATCTCTCATACCCGTCTTCGTCACCCAAGTTGAAGTCACCCTCTCTTAAAACATCCATCGGATACCATAGATATCTGTTCATCGCTGACTTGATTCCATTGTCAAGGACTCCGAACGGAGGCAATGGCTGAGCATCGACAGCAACCTGCGTAGCAATGTCTCTCCAAACGTTCTCTGGCTCCATCTTCTCTTCTTCCTCATCACCCATGACAAGAGATGCCAGAGCTGGAATGATAATCTTGTTTACGTATGCAAACAAAGTGAGTTCAGCAGCGTGTCCGACCAGAGCGATGGCCCCTTCTTTCTTGGCTTGAGCATCGCCCTTCGCAACTCTTATTACGTCCGAAGAGATGCTTCTCTTTTTGTTGACGGCGAATCTAGAAAATGGCAGTAGAATATTTTGAGCGAGGTAGGCGATACCAGACTTGATTCCCTTCTCTTGTTGGTAAAGGTCAGCGGCTTCCCTTGGTGTAGATGCGGCTTGGTCTTTACTCACCATGGCATCAGCGTAACTCAGTGCTGTTGCATTGGGGTTAGCTGCCTCCGCATCCCAATCAATCTCATCAAAGCTTTGGATTACCCCTTCGCTCATGAGCGCGTCAGCGTAGAACGTAAACCATGAAGCTACCGCCGCTACTTTATCGGTACCCTTGAGGTTCTGCAACGACCAGTTGGTAAACTTCTGAGTGACCTTCAGAACTGCTGGCTCATCAAACGAAATCTTACCTGTGTATGGGTCGATGTTTCCTGCTTCGTAATCCCTCTGGAATACAGGCGAGTTCTGTAACAGTTTGTACCTTCCGTCATCAAGAGCCATCTTGCTGTCCTTTCTGACTCCAGTCTTCAGTGTATATGCTGCCATCTCGTACACGGTGCCGACCAGATATGGGATGGCTTGCAGTGGGTTCTTAGTTTGGAACATTACCGAGGTTAGAACCGTGCTTTGCTTAAGGGTCTGAAAGAACACGCCGCCAAAAGCCTTAATGACCACAGCGTTTCTTACAACGTACAGAGGGTTGATGAATCTAGTTCCTTTGACTCTGAATGTAGGCTGAAATACCGGAGGAATCTTGCCCGTATCCTGCTGCACGTACAGCATAATCTTTCTTTCAAGGTCTTTTCGGGCGGACGTGTCAGGGATAAGGTTCTTCATTGCATCGCTATTCAATGCATGATTGGCAGCAACCACGTCACCAACAGTGTGCGACAATATGATGTTATCCCTTAGCGTTCTCTCGTTAATAGAGAAGAAGTCAAGGCCAATTCTATTCTTACCCTTAAGTGAACGAGGATTTCTTTCGAAGCTACTGCCCGCAACTTTCTTAGCACCTGATAAGGATGTACTTGCCAGCTGCTCTTGCAGCGACTTTCGCATTCTAAGAAGGTCATCTACGTCGGTAACACCAGTCTCAGGAATCACCTCAAACGCAGTGTAGTTCTCTTCGGCCTCTAGTTCCTTGCCCAAGTATCGCTCTACGTAGTTTCTGAACTGAGGCATAAGTGTTGAATGAATGTCGCTCATGAACTGAACATACTCAGCGATGTCTTTTCTTTCATTCTCGACCTTGCTGATTAGCTCCGGCAATGTTGTCCCACCCCCGAACAGAAAGCTGTATGCGTCTTCAAATTCATCCAGCTCCTCTCTGCTAAACGTCTGCTGCTGTTCGTAGTAGTCAATCGTTCTACGCATGGCATTTCGAATCTCGATATACCACGCAGCTTCAGCACCTCCTCGCTCGCCCTCGAATTCTGGCATCTGCCTTGCCATGGAATATAACTGAGCAATAGCGTTGTCCATTTTGGTGGTAACGCTTCCTCCCTCCTCTGTAATTCTATTGACTTCAGCTTCAATTAACTCTACAATTTGAGCGTGCATGAAGTCAGCCTTAGCAAAACTGTTAGTCATCTGAGCAAGCCCGACAGCTACTCGCAGCTTAGCAAACGTAAGCCTATCCGTTGGTATGAGGTTGGATAAGTAGGAATTAACTGTGTCGAGCGGCCCGAGCAACACCTTGGCCCTAGCCCTTAACCCTTTAGAATTGGAGAGCTTTGCGATAGAGCTAGGCATGTCAATCACACCCTTGACAAGCGAGTGCATGTACCCGACACCATAAACAGAATCGTTAATGATGTAGTCGTCTAGCCTGTAGTCAAGGTTGATGATGTGGTGACGCTTGAGCATCTGAAGTCGCCTCACTAATTGGTCAATGTCCAAGTCGTCTACACTGTAGATTCCTAGAATGTCAGCAATCTGGCTGTCCTCAAGAAGCTTTTCGATGTTGGCTGCAATGCGAGGCACAAGTACGTCATAGATGATAGCATCCTTCTGCAGCTCCTCCTTTGTCGATGCCTGCTCTGCAAGAATCTGGGTGATGATGTCAATGTGCGCTGGATTGTTTTCATCAAGCGCAATCAACTCGCCAGTATCAGGGTGGTTGACGGTGGGATTGTCATCAATAAAGTTGAGTATAGCGCGACGACTGGAGGATAATCGGCTACGCTCGTAGTTCTTTACCAGTTTGTCATACTCTTCCTGAACGCTTGTCTTGTTCTTAGCCGCTCTCATCTGAGCTCTAGCCATGAATAGAGATTGTCGTCCAAGCTCTTCCATCGCGGAGTATGAACTCAGCACAGCCCTCAGTGTTTCAGCATCTGTCTTAGGAAAGGCTACCCCTATGTACGATTCAATCTCTTTATCGAATACAGCCTTTGATTTCGACATGGAACTGATGGTCTGCATCAGGGTCTTAACAAAGTTTTCAAGCTCTGCCTGTGGAAGCAGGGATGGGTTGATAGCTGCCAACCCGTTGGCAATCTTTGCGTATGTCGTAACGTTTTTAGGTGCGGCTCCACGTCCACGAACCTTAGCCATCCTCTTGAGTCTGGCTTGCAAGTCTCTTGCGTGTTTAATACCATCCAAGTATCTCTGCATCTCGGCCTTTGTATCACGCTGGTCGAAGATGACGGAAATCTTGTCAATGAATGACTGCATAGCATCGAGCCCCTCCTCCTTTATTTTCTTGCCGCTTGTCCTATGAGCTTGTCTTATGTACTTAACCAACAACTTGACCTGCCCTCGTGTGAACGGAGTCTTAGCATTCTCCTTCATGCGGGCATCAATAAGCTCAATAGCCTTGGCGAGAAACTCGTTGAAGGTTTCAGATTTATCCCTAAGCTCTTCGAGAGACTTCTTTAGATTCTTGGCTTTAGTAGACATCTTGCGAGTCTCTGCCGCATGCTTCATAGCCACGCGCATACCCTCTCTCTTGCCTTGAGTTCGGCCTTGCTTGTAAGCAACAGCTTCTTTATACAAACGCTCGGCTGCCTCCTTGGTCATACCATAACCAGTAAGCGTTTCGATAACCTCCTTCTTCACTCTGACAAACGCATCCATCTGTGCGCTCTCGTCAATACTGGTTACGGGATTCTTTCTTCTCTTATCCCTTTTAACAATTGGTGATGGGTACTTAGCGTCAATCATCTGTGACACCAAACGAATCAGGTTACCCTGCGCCTTACCCTCCTCTTGCACCATGTTCTGTGCTTTGCCTTTCATCCTAGCCATGCCGTATGGCTGGTTCCTGAGACCGAGTAGAGCGTACCACGCAGCAGCAGCTGAAGCTTTTGGGTTCTTCCTGTCCTTGTACTTGTTCTCTGAGAACGTTTCAACAAATGGCTCTAAGTCAAAGCCTCTTTCAGTAGTAAGCACATCTTGAGCTGGCACCTTATCCTTGAACAGGTGGAGCTTCGGTTGCTTTTTATTGCCGTTCTCGTCTACTTGAATTACAGCCGCAGGGAATATGGCTGAAGCCTCAGCATCCTCTACGAATGTCACATCGGAGTCAATCTCAATAGCTCCATAAATCATGCCGGGAGGCACTCCTTGAAGGAACTCTTCCGTGAGCATCCGAGCTACAATAGCCTTGACCATGCTACCACCCTGAGTCTTGCCTACTTTATCCGTATCAAGCATTTCTTGGATGGCATCTCTAGCCTCTTGATTCTCCTTGAGCGCAACGCCCATGTTGACAAACATCCTATCCGTAAAGTACTTACGCTTGCCAAAGGTTGATGCCTTGACATCGCCCATGTACTCAAGGATTCTCTCTGCAACCTCAGCTCTTGAACCGTCAATCCTAACTGGTCGGTCTTTAGGGAATGTCTCTTTAAAGGTGTCGATGAGTAGCTTATTAAATACGGACTCAGCCATCACGCCCTGTTCGACTAGTCTTCTCAGAACAATCTCAGAAGCTCTAAGCGCACCAGTGTTGCTGAATAGTTTTTCTTGGGTTCCGCTAATCAATGTAAAGAACACCTTTCCGTCTGGCGAAGCCTTACGCATAGCGTTAATCTTGTCAGCCACAACCTTTGCCTCTTTAGTGTCAGCAAACGCCCACACATTTCCAGACTTGACCGGGTAGAATACTCCACCACCTCCGCTAAATATCAACTCATCATCGAAGTAAACATCCCCAACCATGAGGTTGTCAGGAGATGATGTCATAATAGTCCTATCCTCCAGTAGTTCAAATGCGTCCTGATTGTGGACGACAGCTCGGCGCATTAACTTCTTGAACTCAGAGTCATCCTTAGCATACTTGTTAGAAAACCTACCAAACTTCTGAGCCTTGTTGGTAGACATGGCCTCCGTGTTTTTTACGGTCTGGCCCGGAAGAATGTGCTGGAACTTAACTGTGGTTCCATCCTTGTTTACCACAGTGAATCGCTCGTCAGCTGGCGACACCTTCTCTACATCTTTCGCCAACACCAATGCTCCGATTTGAATTACCTCAGAAGCGGACACGATTGGGTTGCCGTCTCTCTTGTCGTAAAACCAGCTATGTCTAAATGGATTCATGCCAACCTGTACCCACCCTTCGAGCTTTCCAATTGCAAGGTCGGACATGTTGTACTCCTCGCTATTCATAATCTCTTCAGCCCTGTCTCTGAGCTGTTGTGGATTGTGGTTGTTCCAATCCCCAAACATCCTAGCGATTGTAGTCTTTGACTTTTCAATGGCTATGTTCAACGCGCCCTTGGCTACCGAATGAAACTCTACGTTGGTAGCTAGAGCTGTTTGCCCGTACCCAATAGACTTGCCGCCTAGGTTTGGAGCACGTTCATCGCCTCTTGCTCCTTGGTGGATAGACACTACCCATACATCGTAATTATCGTAAGCTGGAATATCAAGTCTCAGACCCACGTAGTAGTTGTCAGGAATTTCTTTGTTCAATCCAATGATGCCTGACTCAAGCTTGTTGCTAGTTAGTGCCGCACCGATATCAAGTGTGGTTGGCACTTCAGGAACAGTTACAAATGGTGTGATAGGGGTCTCTTCCCTGACAACCTGAATGTACTGCTCTTGAGTAATCTCTTGCGCCACGTAATCCTTGAGAGCGTCAACCACCTTGGGGCTTCGCTTCTGTCTCTGGCTCTCATCTAGTTTTAGCTGTTCTCTTCTTTCGTCTAGCTCTACTTCTGTAACGCCTTCAGCAGCGAGGTATGAATCTCTACCCGGCTTGTCTTCAAGCGAGGTAAGCATAGCCTGCGCTTTGCCGTTTGCAAGACGTTCAGCGTAATCAAACGCCTCCATGTAATCATTGAGACGGATACCCGCTCCAACTTCTCCCTCACCCTTGACAAAGAAGACTACGTCTGGTTGATTCTTAAGGGGTGAGTCGGGGTCGTTCCATCCTTCGGGTGCGAATTCAGAATTAAAGTCCAGTCTAGCTACCGGCTTCCATCCGTTGCCCACGTAAATGTTTTCAAGCTTGGTTGCAAAGGCATCGTAAAACCTACCACCCTCCCTTTGTCTGATTGTTTGCAAGGGCTTGCTAACCGCACTGAGTTGAGAGTCTGGGTTCTTAAACAGTCCACCCATATATCCGTTAGCCTTTACGTAAGCGCCAGCTAAACCATCTTTGGTCATGAACAGCTTGCCGCCATCGTCTAAAATCTGTTGGGCATCTTCGACAGTCATTGGGTCTACCTGCAAGAACATCTTCATCTTGAGCTCTCGCATTCTATCAGTAGCCTCTGCCATTGCGTTAGCATACCTAGCCGCATCAGTAACCTCCTCGACATCACGCATCCTCGCCTCCATGCCCTGAAGCTTTGGAGATGTCAAGTCCTCAAGCTCTACCATCATGGCATTATAGCCAGCCTTGATAGCTGCCGTGCGCACATCTTCGGTAGCCGTTAGCTGTTCGCCTGCTGCCATTTGACCGGTGAGCTTCTGCATTGCATCAACTAGGTCTTGGAACTTAGGGTCTGCATCTAATATGTCGATGTCTACGCCGGGGATTGTCTTGAGTGCTTTATTGATGAATGACTTGAGAGTGTTAATCAACCCCTTCTTTACGGTGACGTCCACGTTACCTGCGGTCATGTCACCTAACAGCTCAACCAAAAACTCCTCAGCAATACCCTTGTTTTCTTTAATGGCCTTGCGGATATCACCAGCTTCTCCGTATTGTTTCAGGAAGTTTATATACTTAGCCCTTAGTGGTCCAGTAAGAGACGCAAAGAACGCATCCGCCATTCCTGTCACAGCTTCCTCTCCGAGAGATTCAATCACGACATCATGGAAAGCCTCATGAAAACCAGTGTTCTGTAAGATGGCAGGGGCGTAGATATGTATCTCACCCTTAGACATCCATGTTCCCCTAGCTTCACGACCAGTGGCGGCTTTGAAAGAATCAAGCGTCTTGTGAATCGTAACACCCTTGAGCTTACCTGTCTTAGCTAAAGCTTTAACAGCCGTAACCACATTCCTTAATGATTTCTGCATCTGAGAACCACTCTTGAATGAGCCGTCGTCAAACTGGTCGATAGTTTCAAACGTGGTGCTGTTGATAGCATCAAGAACCACATCAGCATTTTCAGCTGTTACGGTTACAGAGTCAGCGTCCCCTTGGAACAGCTCACCATATCCGTTGTATCTCTTGTCAATTCTAGAGATACCTCTAAGCACTCTATTGGTTTCGCTTTCAATGTCGAGGTCATACTCAAGTCCGAACTCACCGTCAAGCCTACCTCTCTCATCAAGGAGGGCTGTCATCTCTGCCTTAAGCTTAGCCCTTGTGTCTGCATCTTGAGCCCTACTGTGCTCAATACCAAGCCTAGCAATTCGCTTCTGAATTTCTTCAATCTTCTGGAATGCTTCTGGGTTTGACTCAGCAAGACCCTCGTAGAACTTTGCTCTGCCTAGCTTTCTGTCCCAAGCCCTAGCAATGGCATCGTTCAGTTTCTTACCAATCTCTTTTCTCAGCTCCTTGGTTGGTGCATTGTCATAGTCTTCAGCAAGCTTGGTGATTACAATCCTGTCTCTGATGGAATTGGTTGCTGTTACTGCGAGAGAAGAAGCTCTTAATCCACCCGCAGCTACACCCGCAGCGCCAGCGACCCCGCCTCCAAGAACAACACCCGCAAGCCAACCCTCTTTCGTTGCGTCCCACAAGCCCTCCATGCTAAACTCCATGTTGGGGTTTACCTTGCTGTTTACGTAGTACTGCCCGGCTGCGGTAGTGCCTTCAGTTAGACCTTCTTCTACCATACCTAGACCAACACTCTTCATCAAGCCTCTCGCAAAGCTTTCTACGCCCTTGCGACTAGCGGCTCTTAATGTATTAGTAGCAATAGCAGCACCAACAAACGCTGGCGCTCCCTCCAAGAACCCCATTACGCTGGTGTATCCAGCCTTTTCAAAGCCGTCCATATCTTGGAACCACTTCTCGTCGCGTACTTGATTGTAGGTAGACGCCATGCCCATGAATGTGGTAGCTCCAAAAGCTCCCGCATGCTGAGTCCTTTGAGCACGCTTGCCCATCTGAGCAGACACCGTGGTTCTGCCCTTTTTTAATGTTTCAAGAGTTCTGTTGGCTTCGATAAACTTTCTCTGAGCCGCAACCCTTTCGGCGCCCCTTAGTCCTTTTACAGCTTTTGCATAGCCCATACTACGCATCGAGGCGCCCCTAGTTACGTAACCCGAAGCAATAGCAGCACCCATCATAGGCACCGACTCTCCACCAAGTCTAAGTGATTCGTCAATCCACTGGCTGATAGCTTCGTCAGCAAGCCCCACCTCACCAGTAGACAGCTCCTTTCCTACCTTGTCCATCACGTCGCCAGTCCTATCCCAGTAGCTTTGAAGTGAGAACGGAAGTCTCTTTGCCGCTTCTTCTGCAAGTCTTTTACCCTCGTCGGCTGACTCAATTAGGTATCGGGAAACCATGTTGTCATCTCCAGCCATTGATGCCCACATATCACCAAGCATGTACTTAGCTCCGGCAACATTCTCCTTCCAAGCCTTTGAAACAGTAGCCATGAATCCGGACGAATTGTCCTTGAGGTACTCGTAACCACCAACGTATGTGTCATTGTTCAAGTCAACCACAACTCCGAACTCATCCATGAGGTATCGCTCGTACTTGGACAGTTCTTCAGGGTTGTTCTTAACGTAATCAGGAAGCAGCTCGCGGAGCTTTGGCCCGCTCACCATGGCTGCCTGACCGCCGAGTCTTTTCATGGCCTCATTAGCCCTCTCCTCGACAGTGTATCGCTGGCTCAACACTTCACCCTCCACCTCGTCGCGGCCAAGCATGTTGTTGGTCAGGTCATCACTAGTACCTGCCAGCAAAAATCTGTTTATCTCAAAGTCTGGGTCTTCAGACTGGTAAAGTAGGTCAACAATCTCTTTCTTGGCTGCGTCTTTTTCATCTGCTGTACGAGCAGAATCATACCGCATCATAGAGTCATTAATGAGACTGTTTCTTACAGCGCTACTCCCTTGGTCGAAGGGCGCGAGAAATACTTGGCCTGATTCGGCTACCTCTCTGTATCTGTCTACGTCAAAGTTCTCATATACGCCCTGTAAATAGGCGTTATCAAGGTCTTCTACGTAAGCATTGAGCAGGTCGGCTGTGTACTCAGGAACAACCCTGTCACCTATCCGTGGTCTTTGAAGTAAATCCGAAACTGTAGGCTCTGGTCTTCCACCCAGAACTGTACTCGGCTCTGAACCCAACGAACCCACCTCCGAAATGGGCTGAGACGGTGAGGCTTCTTCGCCTTGTATCTGCGGCTCTGAAATTTTTTTTTTTTCGTCGTAGTACTTCGAAACTATCTGATTAATTTCAGACATACTTGCGCCCCGCTGTCGGGCTTCTTCAACTAGAGCCTTAAGTTCTGGATTCATACTCCGTTAGTTTATTCAAAGACTACGAACCCATCGCCATCAATCTTAGGGTAGGTGCCTTCCATGACGTCCTCAAAGATACGAAGTCTAAGCGCAGCTCGCTCGTTGTATGGGTGGTTACCAATTGCGTTATTGAGGTTCTCAGCATACTTCTGTCCAAACTGTGCTGTAAGCATTTGGGTGAATGCACTTTGAGCTTCAATAGACTCCTTGACCATCGGGTCTTGCGTATCCTCAATCTTATACTCGTCAAGAATTCTTCTTCTGGAGTCATACAATAGTTGAGCTCCACTTCTTTTATTCTTGGAGGGGGCTGCAACCTGAAGGATTGTAGTCTCAACCTCTTCAAATGCCTCGGGGTCGTTCTGTCTGTTAATCTGAACAGACTTGATGGGCGTGCCGTCTAGGTCAAGTAATACCCCCTCAAGGATACCCGGACCTGTAGCCAAGTCAAACCCAACCAAATCTCCATTAGGACCGTAAATCAGATTTTCCACCTCAACCTTGATGTCCCCTGCAGGCATCGTTGTCTCATCAACTTCATTACCCTGTGCATCAGCGGCAACACGGAGAGCTCTTCCAGATATTACCATCTTATATGAGCGCCCCGGAACACTTGCCTTAATCTTGTATGCGTCTGGCATTGAGACAATATCTCCTTCTACGTCGCCGGACTCGACAGATAACGGACCAGTAAATGGTTCGAGTGGACTGTACTGTTGCTCTGGCTCTGGCTCCTCAACCTCTGGAATCTCGGAAAGGTTCTGCCTTCTGAGTGCAGCTGTTTCTTCCTGAACCTTGATGAGGTTGTAAGCCCTTTCTGCGGATGCTTCCAAGTAAACCTTAAGAGCGTTTCTAGTGTCAGCGTATTCGCTGTCGCCCATCAGCTTACTCAATTCGTCATCGGACACATCGAACACCCACTCCCCCTCGGCATTTAGTTTACCAGATGCCATGTTTCTTCCGTCTGGCAGCGCAGTCTCAAACATAACTTCCCCGTTGTACAGTTGAGCAGCAGCAGCTATGTCGGCCTGACTGAGCTCTGTTGAGTGAGGTCTATTGATTGCCTTGTAAGCAACGGCCTGAATCGCCTCAAGCATCTCGGGAGTTCTAATTCTCAATCTGGACTGCAAGTCTTTGCTGATGAGGCTGTATGCAGCCTCTGAATCAATCTGTCCAATCGCGTACCCCTTGTCCCTTACCTGAAGAATATCTTCTTTTCCAGACAGTAACGATTCATAGATGTCAGCACCTACGTTTTCAGGCATGTAATCTGTTCCTGCCCACAATGTCTGAGGCATGAATACCTCGTCCATGTTGCCAATGTTAGATTGTTGCCACGGCATATAGCTATCACCCACCTTAACCTCAAGGCTTTTTGTTGTTGGGTTCCACGTGTACTCAGCCTTATTGTATTCGTTATAAAGCTGGAGGTTTTCCTCTACCGTGCCGGAAAGGTTCTGGAAAGAACCACTAGCAATAGAGTTTCTGGTTTGGGTGTCCATTGCGCTTTTAGCAGAGGCTACGTTTCTGAATTGGATAAACTCACCCTTGAGTCTTAGATACTCGTCTACATCGCTTTGGTTCTGAGTTTGATATGCACGAGTCGAGGCTTCCTGCATTTCTCTCAATAGTATCTGACCGCCATCTCTGTACTTTGCCGCTATCCCTGCTGGAACACTCTCGTCTAAGGCTTTTGTCAGGCCATATGTAGCGTTCAGCCTAGCCTTCCTTTGTTCTTGACGGTCATAAATATCCTGAAGACTAAGGCGAATAGACTCGCCCATCTCCTTGCCTATCTGAGCGTAGCTCACGCTAGGAGCTAAGTACCCTGTCTTAAATCTAGTTCCCTCAGCCATTGTTGTTTGCTTTTTCGAATCTTCTGACCATACTGCCAACGAACTTATGAAGCGAAGTCTTGCCCTTGCCCGCAAGCTCTCTCATTTTTCTAGCGTCCTCTGGATTAATTACATACTCACCCCCAGTCAGCGCGATACCGACCTCTCTTCCATCCTCGTCAACCACATACATCTCATTGGTATCGTGGTTAAACTCCCCCGGAGTCTTTTGGACTTTGAGTCCGTCTTCAGCATAATTGTAATCTGGCTGAAACCCTCCAGTATTTAACGGGGAATCTACCCCATCACGTAATGCACCTGTATTGGGTTTCTTTTTTCCGCCATCAGTGCCAAGATACCCCATAGACTTACCGAGTAGCGCACCAGCACCCAAAGTTGCGACACCTCCTACGGCACCAGCAATGCCCTGACCAATTTGTTGCTTGGCCTGTGCCATCTGAGCATCTGCCAAAGCCTTTGCATCATACCCGTACTCAAGGTCTCTTGTTGACCTAGCTTCCCTTAGCTGAATTTCTTGCTGTCTTGCTCCAGCTAAGTTAGTGAGCGCTTGAGTTTGAAGCTGCTGCTGGTTCATTGCCTCCTGACTCAGTTGAGACTGAGCTTGCTGTTGAGCTTGCATGATAGAGCCAAGACCTCTTGAGCCATATTGTTGTGCAGCTTGAGTTGTAGTAGCAAGAGACCTGTTGATGTCTTGATTTCTCATCTGAAGCAGCCTCTGGTCATACGCATTCTTCACTGCATCGTAGTACTCAGAAGGAGTAGATAAAGAGGGTTGAGACGCCTTTAGTTTTTCAAGCTCAGCATTCGCTTTTTGTTGCTCTGCTCCAGCCAGCCTCTTGGCTTTAACCCCTTGAGCAATATCCACTACACCCCCGATAGCCCCCGTGATAGAGCCTACTCCAAGTCCGAGGATATCGCCCATAAGCTGTTCTCCAATCTCTTTAGGCATGATTACTGTTGTTTAGATGTTTGCCCATCGTCATGTAAAGGTGATGGGGTATAGTTCATATTTACTGCATAAAGTTCGACATCATCTGTGCTGTCGTTTGTTAGCCTTGCTTTAGCGTAGTAGTCTCTCATGTGGTCTCCATTAACCTCATCATTAGATACTGCGATAAGTGTTGTGCCAAACAGACCTACTCCCGAGCCATCAATCTGAATAGTCTTCCTATCCAAGACTTTGTTTATTACCCTACCTGTAGTGGATGTTGAGTTTAAGCTAAGGATTCTAATCTCATCGCCAATACCAAATGGCAGATTGCTTATTCTGTTTTTAAACCTTACTTGATTGAGTGACGCCCCTGAAAGCTGGTCTACCTCTCCAAGAACGATAATGTTTGAGCCAGAGGAATCAGATGCTGCATCGCTAACATCCTTTGGAATAACAGTGTATCGCATACCCTCTCTGTTCTCAAACATCTCTGCCGTAATGTTGGTTGTCTGAGAAGAGTTAGAGATGGTGCCATCCCAATTACTATCACCCTCAAGCCCAATAGCGTTGTACACCTTTACTGTTGAGGGATTTTGCCTAGACACCAGCTCCACCATGGAGTCGTATTGCGTGCCATAGAAATTGTTATTCGTGTCGTTAACGTTGTGCCTGTACATCTGCCCATTCTCGAAAGAGAAGAACCTATTATGTAGGTTAGTGTACATCTCAGGGTTAAACGAGTAGAAGCTTAACCAGAACCCCTTAGTAGTGCTGTATGCAAGGGTGTGTCCGTCATCATCAACACCGTCAGTAACTGTAATTGATACAGCTGAATCGGTTGAGTCCCCAATTTTAATAATGCTTGAGGGGAACGAAACAGAACCATCAGCCGGGTTGATTAACGCAACGCCACGATGCTTGTTGTCCGAGGTTAGTATGTCAATTCTGGCATCAGCTGTTGTCGTTCTCTTACTGGGGTCAACAAACACCGAGCCCCGCTCTGTAAGCTTGTCAATAAACATGATGGATTCCCCCAAGGTATCCCACTCTGGCAAGTATGATTCTGTAATGTTTGCGTCATTCCACTTGATTGGGTCTTTGTCCCAAGTCATCATATTGCTACTTCCGTAGACAGGCTTCACCTTCCCAGAAGGATTCGCTACCCTTGCATTAACCGGTGGCTTCTGCAAATCCCCAATAGCATCACCATCAACAATAATATCGTTAACGTCTTGAGCTTCTGTAGTAACGACAAGCTCATCGTTTTCAGGGTCAATGCCGCATGGGATTCTTGGGGTTGAGTCTCTGAGCAACAGGTCAGCAAATAGACCTTCAAAGAAAGAGCTCATGTGCTTGTCGCTAATAGGTTCAATACCTTGGCTTGACAAAGCAAACACCTTACCAGCATCCATGTCGCAGAAGTAGGTTACTCCAAACCTCTCGATTACAGACTCTGGATTAAGGCCCGGCCCAAAAGCACCGGCGAAGTACGTTTCAGTACCGAGTATGTTAGTGCTGGTAACAAGCATTCCATCACCTGCAGATTCGATTAGCTGTCTACCAATTGGGGTGGAGCTAACCTTCTTTTCCTGTAGCGTAAAGATGCCCTCTCCCTTATCAATCAAGTAGCATACAGCACCATTCTTAGAATTGTAATCCTTATATGGGTATAGAACAGGGTTGAATGAAGACAACATCAACACGGATGAGTCGGATGCAAACGGAGCGCTGTATGTGATGGCAGTGTGCCGTCTGATTTCTTTTTGGTCTGGTGTTTCAACGAATGGTCTACCGATACTGACAGCTTTAGAATCAAAGAAGTCATTCACAGACTCATCTTCAATTACCCACTTCCTGTACAGCTGGTTATCAGGCTCCGTCGGGTTGTATTTATACGTAATAGTTGAATCACCCGTGGGGTTGTAATCATCCTCTGGATTGCTAAGCTGTTCTCTGATACGGAGGAATACGTCCCCAGATGTTAGTGTTACTACCCCTTTGTGTATGCTGTTTGCGCTACCTACAGTAGCGTCTAAAGTTGCGCTAACGGTACCGAACTCGCCCGGAATTTGGAACGAGGAACCTGCTATCGTGTAAGCATACTGCCCATTTTCCAAGGGCCTGATAGTGTCTACAAATACCGTCGATAGGTCAGTGTCAATCCTGTCTCCAAGGTACAGTCGTTGTGACGAGAAGAAAGTAGTTGCAGTGAGTATGGAAATGTCGAAGGTGGGTGCCACGCTGTTTGACCTGTCGCCCGCGTGAGTCCTAACGCCACCAACCTCAACAATGTCGTACTGCTTTTTTACTTCATAGTAAATGCGAGATTCCTCTGGCGTTTCTTTTCGAGGTGTGCAAATTTCAACCAGACAGTTCTGAGCAAAAAAGTCCTTACCAAGAAGAACATCACCGCGAGAAAACCCCGGTGTGTTGTTGTCTCTTACCGTCAGGAACCATCCACTACGTCTGTAGTTTGTTTCGTCATCTCCATCACTATTGTCGGCCAGCCTAATAGGATTCTGGTCATCGTCTTGATAGTACTTGTACGAAGTAATTGCAAACTCATGCAGTGGTCTTTGAACTACGCCGTTAGAATCTTCATACTGAAGCACCCTAAGAATGTCTCCTTCATTGAACTCATATGATATTTTAGCCCCCTTGAAATCGCGGTATGAATTTGACTTCCCTTCAAGGCCACGCATTGAGATAAAGACTTGACCGTTGATTCCACCTTCTAACCCCTGAAGAATTGGCCTAGTCTTAATTCCATCACTTGACCTGATATCAGTAAACTCTGTCTGCTTTCCTGTAGCAGCTTCATTGACTACTACTTGAAGCACCTTGTCGTATGACGTGTTCTTCGAGTAGACAGGAGCCCATTTCTTAGCCCAATACGGCGGCTCATGAATCAATCTAAAATCAATCTCTGTTTTACCGTTGTTATTTCCCGGCCTGCTTTCTCCAAAGTGCTTTACATACCGCTCATTGATAGGCTGAACGCCAGAGGGTCTGTTCCTGTCATCGTAATAAACAATGCCAAAGTCATGGGTTGCTCCAGCTTTAAACGAACTCACTGCCGCCCCATCGGTAGATATAATGTCAATCGTTGAATTCTGCAAGGTGTAGTTGGTCCAGTAAGAACGAATTGCCCCGTCATTAGCACTGTAGTCCCTTAGCCTGTAGCCGCTGCCATTTGTTTGAGTGCTGATGTTCGCGTTTACTTGTGACCCGCTGTACAAGTGGTAAGCAGCTAAATCCAGACACCCACCTCTTTGTTCCGCAGCATAGTCCGGGACGTTAACGTCGCTAGAGGCAACAAAATCGTTGCCGAGAACCTGACCGGTACCAGAGTTAGTATGGTAAGGCGCTATTACAGTGTCGGCAGAAAGCTCTACACCAAGACACCTTACCTTGCATGTGATTTTTTGTGTGCTTTCGTTGTAAGATGCTCCGTAAATGGCGAAGGTTCCAGTTCCAGACATCCAAGCAATAAGTCTGTCCTTACTATTTGAATCCGCGCTTGCTCCCTGATAGCCTGTAGTGCCTGCGAGCATTGCCGTAGCCCCTACCAATTGACCATAATCAAATTGCTCAGGAGTAAGACCAACTACAGCTGGCGAGGTGTTGTTGTTTAACTCACTAACCAATGCCTGCGCAAATGACTCTACCGTAGTAAATGACCCTGTGGGGAATTGATGCACGAACTGACATGGTGAGGACATCACCAACCTTCCCACTGCCTGTTGGTCGCTGTCTGGGTCGAGAACAAAAAGGTTCTGACTGTGTATCTCATCCCCGTTTACATCGTATGTAGTAGCAGGTACAGTCAGTCTAGTTTGAGAGGCGCTACTATCTAAGTCTGCTGCGAATCCAATCTTGTCGCAGTTAAGGGTAATGTCTAAAGAGCATATGCCATTCGATGAAATGCCTTGAGTGGGGAACTCACTAAGGTCAATATCAAATGATATTCCGTCTGTAGTTGAGTCACCAAACCGAGCAGTGGTGTACTCGTTATTAAGATAGAATCCGCCTCTGGCTAGTGTGCCTCCGTAGAAAGCTCTTGCGTTTTCCCAGAACTGGTCTGACCCGGTACCTACATATTCAACCGTTTCGTTCATGGGCTCGTTGTTGACTATCTCAAAGTCAACCTCTGATGCCACCTGAAGATTAGGGTGGTACACAGGATAATTGTAAACGTCTGTCTCAACAAGGTTATCAAAGCCCTCTAGATAGTTCCCATAAATTAACCTGCCATTCGAAACCGCTTGAGCTAATGCTGCCTTAGGCACTGCGTCGTACAGCTTATTGGATTCCTCAGCGGAAGCATACGAGTACACCTTGTCGTTTCGAAACAAGAATGCTTGCTGCTCTTGGGTGGGGTCGTTCTTAAGCTCTTTAATTTTCTGCCAAGCCCCATCATTATTTCTTCGGGCAAACACGCGAATCTTATCGACGGGTCCATCAGAATTTGTTACGACAATCCTGAGCTCATTGTTGTATGACTCCAAGTAGTCAACCGCAGCTGAATTGAAAGCTAGGTTAGTATTGCTGACAGCTAGGCTGGAGTAAATAGACATGGCGCTTACCTCACCATCGTCATACACATATTGATAAGCGAACTGAAAGCAATTCTCTTTAAGGTGATTCGCCTTGACTGAGTTGTTAGTTTGAAACTGCCAAGTAATAACCTCTTGTGGCGGCTGCTTACATACCGTGAGGTACTTGTTCTTCTGCTCGTCAGTACCAGAGGTCATCAAGCTGTTGTAACCTCCGTATAGCAAGCGCGTAGCGTTTACCTTCCTTGGCTCGTTTCTGTTGTCAGTAAAGTACAACAAGTGCTCCTGAAACTGGTTGATGACTACATCACCCTTCACAAATCCATCACGCTCGAAGTTGAGCACTGAGTCTTCGTAAAGCTTTACGTAGTTGTCATTGACAGAATCGTACCGATATATACCGTGGTTTAACTCAGAGTTGTACAGGAAGAAGTAGACGCACTTGCCTGCCTCGCAAGGAACAGCACCAATAACCCTATTGTCACCTGAGCTTGGGATAGCATCCGCTGTTGTAGCAGCCGACACAGCTTCGTTACCTTCAACGTTCTTGACAACCCCTTGGTCACCACCATTCTCATGAGCCACGCGGATGTTAAGCGCATCCGTCATCTCAAATGGCTTTACCAACCTCTCATCTTCATCCTTGTTGAGGTATTGAGGGATAAGCTTTTCTGTCGCCATCAGTATTTAGGAGATTGCTTAAAGTTCTTACGGATAGTCTTGAGAGCTTCCTCTTGACTGAACGCCTTAAGTCTAGCGTTGGCCTTTCTTCTTTCGTTGTAGTACTCCTGTCGAGCTCTAGCCTTCTCGCCCATAGGTACGCTGGACTTACGTTCCACCAGCTTGTAATAGATGTATGAGCGAAGAGCTTCCTCCGCTTCGACGTGAACCGTTGGGTTAATAGACCGAGCCTCATCAGCTACGTATTCAATAACAAGGTCAGTAGCCTGCACACCTGACAGCTCAATCCTGTTCTGGTCGTCATTCAGTCTGTACTGACCCTCGTAGAAACCACCACCCAACCCATAAATCTGTCCGATGTTGTTCTGGTAGATGTAATTACTAAATACAATGTAGTCATCATCACCAAAGATTCCAGTCCCTGATGAAGCTGTCTTTGCATCTACTCTGTCGTATAAGCCATCACCGTCAGAGTCAATCGGGTTACCCGCTGCGTCTGTGTCATACTTCTGAGAGTAATTGATGTTCTTGTTCTCGCCGAGGACATACACCAATCCGTCTTGCTTAGCTACCCCAACCTTGGTCAGGCTTACAAAGTCGTCCGGCAAGTCAACTGTATCGTTGGAGTTGATGGTGAGCTTGAGTGAACGAACCCGCTTCAGCATGTCAAACCCCATCTCTCTGATACCTCTCAGCGCGAAGTTTCGAACCACTACGTCAGAAGCATTGCTCACGTAGTCATCTGAGTCGAGGGTCAACACAAAGTCATTGACGACTTGGTCTACTGTTACTAGATTCCTTGCCATCTATTATCTCTTTTGTGATTGCGTTTCCGCGTAGGTAAAGATGTTGGAGTCACGCAGATTCACTCCGATAAGCCGAGCCATCTCCTCAATAATCTCTGGAGTGTAGTGTTCTGGTAACTCAAAGTCTACACTAGTGCTTACGTCGTATGCCTCCTTGTTGTTGCTTGTAGTGAACCCAAACTTCGGAAGGGATACAGTCCTAGCGCCAGTAGAGGCATCCAACCCTTCAGGCTGCTTGTAGTACCTGACCTTAATCTTCTTAATGCTCTGTGGATAGATTTCAATCTCATCGTCCAAGAAAGCTACAGGAGCTGTCTCGGTGGGTGCGCTAAGCTCGCTATTGAGAACGTACTGCAACTTCTCCTCATCGTACTCCACGGGGATTGTGATAGAGGTATTGACGCTAAGTAAGGCGGACCCGTCAGTCATGACATTGATGATGCGGGCCAAGTCGTCTGGCTTGGCGAAGTGAGCGCCCGTAGTACGAGTGATGGTACCAGACGTCTTAGAGAATAAAGCCAAGTCTTCCTTGAGTTGTTTGGTTTCAGACTTATCACGGCCTGAGTCAATACCTCTTTTGCGCATGGCATTGGCATTCATCAATCTCTTGAAAAGAGCGTTGAACACGTTCATCTGCGCAATGGGAGCAAACGAGTTGAACTCTGTGGGAGTTACAAATCCTCGTTGGTCTTTATTTGCGATGTCTTTTAGTGCATTGTAAACCTCTCGAACGCTTGCCATAGTTAGGGAATCTCCAGCAAATATACAGAAAAAGAAAGGGGGGCTTATAAGCCTCCCCCTTCCCTAGTTTATGTACGATAGACTGTTATGCTATGTCATCCAGCTGGCGTTCCAGCTCAGAAAGAACACTTGAACCTTTATCAGTCATAACAAATCTAGTCATTACTTCGATTTTGTCCTGACCGACAGGCACAGAAACTATCAACTTTCCAGTATCGAACCACACGACAGCTCCGCTGCGCTGCTCAATGACTTGAAAATCAAACGATTGTGCAACAGTAGTTCTAGCCATTACCATCGGGCTGTCAATAAGTCCCATGAACTGTGCTGGATTGCGCTTGGCAGATTGAACCAAGGCTCTCTTGATAGAGAGGTCTGACTGGTTCGTGTTGATGTTGAGGGCCATAGCTATCGGAAGCAAGTCGTCAATACCCTTAGACTTGATGATTGAGATGGCATCAGTCACAGCAAATTCCGCTTCAAGCTCCAGCTCAGACCTCTTCTCATCGTTGGCCAGTTCAAAAACAGAACCTCCGTTAATCTTATTATCTGGATGTACGTCCAAGAAATGTTGAAGGTTAGGCTTGTCGTAAGGAACGGAGAGAATTTTGTTCTCGAACACTACGTGCTCAAGCTTTGAAATTTGCGATTGCTCGTCAACGTAGATTGAAGGCTCACCCGGACAGTAACGAATCTGCCTCACGGTTTGTTTTTCTTCGTCGTATACGTTTACGTTCTTGCATCTGAGCTTAAAGAAAATGCCTCCCTTGTTACCAATCATCTGGTAAACTTTTGGGATTCTCTTTCCGTCAGGTAGCTGTCTTTTGACTTTGGCTACTTTCTTTTCAGCTGCCGGTGCAGCATCGGGTGCTTTTTGTGGAGGTCTACCCGGTGACCTCTTAGTTGCCTGTGGCATGTTGAATCGAATTTAATTAAACAGAGAAGTAATGAAGGGGAGAGCCATTCCCTCCCCCGCATTACGTATCAGAATTATGCAGCCTTAATCAACACGTGCTGGTTAGCAGCGCGAGTGACCAAGCAGCACTCAGAGCGGTAGTTGAACTTAGCCAAGTCCTGAGTGTCGTTGGTGAATCCGAGGACACCACCACCAGTTACCCAGTGCTCCATCTCACGGCTGTATCCGTTGGTAGCCTTGTAGTTCATCTCCAATGCAGGAGCCCTGTTACCAGAACGTGGGTCAACAACACTAGCGATTGGAATCATAACGCCGGAAGCAACTTGCTGTCCGATTGAAGTCTGTCCCAAGAGAGTTGGGTCATTCAACAATTTCCATGCATGCTTGTGGAAGGTGTAACCACCACGA